TTGGTCAGCCACCGGCGGGTAGGCCAGCCGAATCTTCGCGACGTCTCCCAGTTGATCGGCCATTTCCAGCGAAGCACCCAATCCCGCCTCGTCACAATCCAAGAAAATTGTCAGGCCCTCGATTGCCATGGTGGTCTTGAGGATCTTGATCTGGTGCGGGGTGACGATCGTCCCCATGGGGGAGATGATGTTGGTGACCCCGTGCTGCCAGCCCCGCCACACGTCGGCGAACCCCTCGACCACGATGACATGGCGGGTGCGGGCGATCGCTGCCTGAGTCTCTTTGTGATGTAGCCCGTACCACACGAGCCCCTTGCGTGTACCGGGGAAGATCTTGTACTTCTGGTGCTTGACCCCGTCAGTGCGGCGACCGGAGAAGCCGATACAACGGCCCTCCCTGTCCCTGATGGGCACGGAGATGCGGTCCTCGAACCAGCCGTTCTTCTTGTCAGGCTTCTCGGGGTCGGGAACGACCCACCGCCCTGCTGGCACGAACCCCACCTCGAACTTCCTGAGGATCTCGGCGGGATACCCCCGTTCGTAGAAGTGGGGGTGCTGGAGTTGCAGCGACTGCTCGACCCACGACTCGCCGAAGTAGTTGGGGGTGTCGTCGCCAGCGATGCGGAAGCGGGTGACGATCGATTCAAGTGTCTCCTCCGTCACCCGGCCTGGCTCAATCCTCAGGCTGGCGCCGTCGAATGCTAGGCCGGCGAACCGCGCCAGCCAGGTGACGGCGTCAGCGAACCGGCACCGGTACTTCTTCATGACCATCGTGGAGAGATTGCCGTTGCACGCGCACCGCGTGTGGCACCTCCACGCCACGAAGCCCTTGTCAGTCCAGACGGCGAAGGCCTGCGGGTTGTCCCCCATGTGGATGGGGCAGGTGCAAGAGAACCTCTTGTCCCCGTGCCGCTTCACCTCCTGGCCACCGAGCCGCATGAGCAGCTGCTCAATCACCTCGGGGTGCGCGACGTAGTACCGCTGCACCTGCTCAGAGACCACTCTCCATGGGTCGTATCCGACTCTCACCTCACGCCCCCTTCGCTGGGAGCGTTGGTGCCGCCATGGGCTCCCTCGGGGGCAGCGTGGCCTTGGGGGAGCCCGAGCCACGCATGCCAGCCTGTGCCCGCCGCTGACGCTTGGACTCCGCAGCGATGGCCTTCATCAGCTGCTGCGGCTCCGGAACGTCGGCGACCGAGAACGTCTCACGTTTGATGGTGATCGGCTGACCCTCACGCAGCGGGGCGCCGTTCCGGTTCAGGAGGCAGTGGAGGGTGACGTTGGCTTGGTGCCCGATGGCCTCCTGCATTTCCTCGTTCAGTCCGCAGATCACCAGCAGGGCCGAGGAGTTCTGGATGGGCTTCATGCCGTTTCCGATCATGGACTCGCCGCGAGTGGCGACGTCGATGGGAAGGGCACCGATCGAGGCTTGGCTCATCTGGATGCCCGCGAACACCGGCACATTGGTGTCGTTGGACGCCAGCTTCAACTCGTTGATCAGATGGCCGACGACCTGGTACTCGGACTGGTTGCCGGTCGTCTCGGGCATCTTCACGTAGTCGTAGACCACCAGCCCAGGGTTGGTAACCGTCATGGGCGTGCCGTCGGGTCGTTCGATGACCTGGGTGCCCACCTTTTCCATGGCGAACTGGCGGACGTGGGAGATGATCTCGTCGCACGACTTGCCCGCTACGTTGACCAGCTTGAAGTTCTGCTGGATCTTGGCGATGCGGGGCTCGATCTCCCTGATGCTGGCCCGCTGATCAACCGTCAGGTCGCCGTTGCGGATCGCCTTCTCGGGAACCCCAGACAGTCGCGACGTGAGGCGGGAGACGAACTCCCGCTCGGTCATCTCGACGTCGAGGAACAGGATGGGCACCCCGTTCTCGGCGAGGTCGGTGGCAGCTATGTTGAGCAGGGTGCTCTTGCCGCCCTTGGCGGTGCCCGCCAGCAGGACGCATGCGTTCTGCGGAATGGGGCCGTCGAGGGCGTGATTGATGGCGGGGATGGCGGGGATGCGAAGGCCGGCCAGGAACGGGTACCTCGCCACCAGGTCGGAGTAGGCCATCACGTCCCTGAAGACGTCGGTCAGGTTGGGGTCGGGGCGGTTCGACACCTGGTGCGAGATCCATCGGAGGTCGGCGCCGAACTGGGCCGCCACCTCGGAAGCCGACGGGTGCTGGGCTAGGTCGATGGCGGCGATCTGCATCAGTCGGGCCTTGCGGTAAATGGCCACGCGGGCCGCGCGATCGCGCAGGGCCGCGACGTACCGCTGAAAGCCGTTGCCGTCCACATAGTTGCCGAACTCCTGAATCTCCCGCCACTTCGCCATGCCCTCGGTCCGCTGGACGAAGTTGTTGAAGAACTCGGGCCCCGCCTGCTTGGCCACGCACTCGACGGTGGTCAGGTCGAAGCTGATCGGCCAGCCGTTCCTCGCCGCCGACTCAGCGACGAACAACATGCACCGGTAGGTGTACTGGTGCATGGGGTAAAAGAAGTGCTCGGGCTTCACCGTCCGCTTGGCCTCCACGAGGAGGTCTGGGTGAGCCATGATGCAGGCCAGCACCCCCCGCTCGACGCCGGGGTCGTACAGGTAGGCCTCCTCTGTGCGGAGCGAATCCTGACCGACGGCGAGCGGGAGGCTCGTCTTCTGCTGCGTTGACTGTTGTTGCATTTCGTCCCGCCGAGCCGCTTAGGCCTGGTACTTCGCCTGCATCGCCGTCCGCCGCATCTCGTCCTGACGCATCGAGATCGTCCGCTTCAGTCCGTCCTCCAGCTGGGCGAACCGCTCGCCGAGGCTGTCCAGCAGGGTGGAGATCGCCTGCGCCATGAGGAAGTAGAAGTGGATCTTCTTGAGGGATGGGTCGCTGATGATGGCCGCGTCCTCGCGGGCCTTCTCGGTGTCGCCCTTGTAGTTGCCGCGACGGGCACGCAGCGCACGGTCACGCTCGCGGGAGATGTAGGTGAACTTCATCTTCCACTCGTTCTCCACCGTCTGGACGTAGACCTGGTGGGCGGACAGGGCGGCCTCGTAGATGTTCAGCTGCTCGGGGGACTTCTGGACGAGTTCCTGCGGATTGTGCCGCATGAAGTAGATCGCCTCATGGACGATGTTGCTCTTGTCGGCCTTCTCAGGCGACTCGATGGCACAGATGCCGAGGAGGTGCTTCATCCTCGTAACCTCGGCCTGGATCTGCTGCCACATGGCCATGTCGCCGTTGTCGCTGGTCGGCTTGGGGGCGACGCTCTGGGGCGGCGGCGCCGACTGGGGCTGGGGCTGGGGTGCAGTGGCGGGGGCCGATGGCTTGGGGCTGGGCTTCGGAGGCATGGGCTGGGCCATGGGCTGCGCGGGAGCCATGGCGGCCATGAAGTTCGTGGCCGGTGGCGTGAAGGTGCCAGTGGGGGCGGGTGCAGGAGCAGTGACGGTGTTCTGCGGGGCCTGGAACACGGGGGCCTTGGCCTGTTGCCCCAACGGCCCGCCGTCGCTTGACCGCTCGATGGGCAAGGGCAGGGCGATGTTCACGGGCGCGCTGTTGGTGTAGGTCTGGCCCTGATCGCCAACGCCGCCGTCCTCGACGACTGACAGGTAGTCCTCGTCGCCTTCGGGCTCGCCGACGGGGAGATTGTTGATGTTCTGTGTCTGTGCCACAGGTGGTGCCGTCTGCGGGATCAGAGCCGGAGTCGCGGGGGCTGCGGACGGAGCGGGCTTAATGTTGCCGCCGCCCATCAGGGCGACCATGCGGTCGATTTCGGTGTGGTCAATGCTCATAGGAGGCGGTCCTTGTTCTGAAGGGCTTCAAAGATCATGCTCATTAGGTCGGACTCGTTCAGTGAGTCCTGCTGCGTGTGGGGCACCATCACGTAGGCGTAGCCGGCGTGGTGCAGGGCCAGTGCCTTGGCCTGGTCTCGCTCGACGGCCTGGGAGAACTTGCTCCGCGTGCCGTGGAAGTGACCCACGAAGTCGAAGTGCTGGCGACCGTGGCACTCGATCGCGACGTTCAGTTCCTTGATGACGATGTCCACGTACAGCGTCTGGTCTCGGCCGGAGAGGCTCACCTTGATGGGCTTGTTCTCCAGCAGCGTGTAGTGCGGGAAGATCTTGCGGACGAGGGCGTAGACCGTGCGGTGCAGTGCCGAGGCGTTGGTCAGGCCGGACTGGTTCAGGTTCGTGGTGCGGTGCTTACTCATCGGCCCTCCAGAGGTTCCAGTGGAAGCGGCGGACCATCTCGATCCGGACACCCACCCAGTGCATCACCCAGGTCACCATCGAGTTCCCGAGGCACTTGTAGCGGCCGTTGTCGGGGCAGTTCTCCAGCGTCTTGCCCTTCCAGAGGATCTGGGTGAAGTCGTCGGGAAACCCCATCAAACGCTCACATTCCGTGGGCGTGAGTCTTCGGACGATCATGTCCGTGGTGCACACTGTGCGGGAGTCATTGCGGCTCCCGTCACCGGGGTTGGTGAGGCAGTAGGACAGGTCCTCTTGCCACTCGGCCTGCTTCTCCCCGTTGCGCGTCCGCTCGACGACGGCGAGGGGGACGCAGTTGTAGCTGATGCCCCGCCCATCCCCGGCGCCAGCCATGAGTGGGGGCGTGCGATCGCCGGTGATCAGGCCGTTGCGGACGTCCACTGCTATGGCCAGCTGTCCGCCGCCGTTGGCGTGGGAGGCGTCGAAGCCCATCGCCCGCATGGTGGGTGCGAGTTCCTCGTGCGGGGTACACGCGGTAGCCTTGCAGTCGAACCCAATGGGCTTGTGCTGGAGCACCAGCGGCTGGGAGTTCAGGGCGTACCCGCCGTCCTTCTTGGACTGGAGGGTCTGCGTCGTCTGGCCGTCGATCTTGCCGTGACGCACATCCACCGCGACTGGGGCCACGACGATGTCGGTGACGTCCTTGTAGTCGCGGGCCTTCATGGTGGAGGCCGTGTCGTCGTCGGCGTACTCGCCGAAGGCCACCATGCGGAAGCCCTTGCGGTCGGCGATCAGGTGGCCGGCTTGGGCCTGGTTGTCGTCTGGGCCGCTCGCTCCAACGCCGTTTGCAGTAAGGGCGGCAACTGTCTCCCGCGACGCTTCGCCCTGTTCAGAATCCCCTGGCACGCCTTTGGGGACAGGAAATAACGATCGTCCACCGAGTCCAGCAAGATACGCGAGAGGGTCGGCTTCGGGCTCGTGAAGCACGGCAGAGGGATTGATCCCGTCTTCAGTGCGGAAACTGACGAGAAAAACGCGCTCTCGTCTTTGGGGCACGACGCCTTGGCTGTCGATGATCCGCCAGGCGGCGGAACGTTTGGGTCCAATAACCATACCCGCGTCGGGCCAGCGGCAACGCCACTCTCCGGTTTTCTTGTCGAGGCTCCAGTACCGCTTAACGAGCTTTCGGTCGGCGGTGTCCTTGTCACATGGAATGAGCGGTCGTTCTTCTCCCACCAGTCCAGCGAGCATGCAGCCGAAAGCGTTGTCGGCGGTGGACAGGCACCCAGCGACGTTCTCCCAGACTGCGATTTTGACGCCTTGCTTTTCATCTGACTTGATCCCGTGCACGAGTTGGACGAACCGCAGGCACAGGTTGGAGCGGTCGTCGGAAAGGGAGCCACGCAGGCCAGCGAGGGAGAAGCCCTGGCACGGCGTGCCTCCGGCGAAAACGTCAACGCCGCCCAGTGCGTTGATCCGTTCGAGGAAGTCTTCGGCCGTCATGTCACCTAGGTTGGGGATCTCGGGGTACCGCTGGGCCAGCACCTCCGACGCATACTCCTCGATCTCCGAGAAGAACACGGGCTCCCACCCAAGGATCTCCCATCCCTGCGTGGGCGACTCGATTCCCGAACATGTCGTGCCGTATCTGATCATGGTGATAAAAGTAAAAGCAGTAAAGTGGGTGAATGTGGCTGGAGTCAGAGGGTCGGTTGCCGAGCGAATAAAGTCAGAGCCGGGCCGACGGTCAGCCGTTAAGTTGTGGGTTCTGGGTCTTCTTCTTTCGCGGGGTCGTAGTCGTCGTCCTCGTCACCCGACAGAGGGGCAATGGGGTTCGGGGAGGGGACGAACGTGGTAAGTTGTGGCTTGGTGTCTTTGAGTTGTTGAACCATCTCGGGCATGGGGTTGCCGTCGGGGTAGTAACCGCGCTCGGCGAGGCCGGCCGACATCACATGGTCGTAGAGGAAGTAGGCGAGGGCGGCGTTCTCGGGCCTGCGGAGGATGTTGGTGCAACTCACTCGGCCCTGGCCGAGTGGCTGTTTACGAAACACTTCCACGGGGAAGTCTTCGGGGAAGCCGTACCAGGAACTGTTGGCGGTGATCAGCTTGCGGGCGACGGCCTGGTCGAACAGTTCGGCCACGAAGTCGATACCCTTGCCGTACACGAGGTCGAACTTACACTTCTTGAACGGGGGTGCGTTCTTGTTCTTGACCACCGTGGCGCCGACCTCCTGGCCGTAGACGTCATCGCCGGACTTGAGCTTGCCCAGGTGGTAGATCTCGATGCGGGTGGAGGCGTAGAACTTCAGGGCCCGCCCGCCCGGCGTGGTCTTGCCGGAGCCGGGGCCGATGGTGCTGCGCAGCTGGTTGGTGAAGACCAGCAGGCACTTGCCGAGCGTCCCGTTCATCTGGCGAAGGGACGTGGAGATCAGACGGGCCTGGGCGCCGATGGTGGACTCGCCGGTCTCGCCCTCCAGTTCGGAGTCGGGCACGAGGGCGGCGGCCGAGTCGATGACGATCAGGCCGAACAGTCCGCTCTTGAGCAGGGTGGCCGCGATGTCGAGGCACTGCTGACCCGAGGAGGGCTGGGAGAATTGCAGCTTGTCGAGTTGGACGCCGAGGGCCTGAGCGTAGCTCGTGTCGATGGAGTGCTCCATGTCGAGGTACGCACACCGGATGCCCTTGGCTTGGGCGTTGGCCACCAGCTGGAGGCACATGGTGCTCTTACCCGAGCCCTCGTTGCCGAAGATCTCGACGATGCGGCCGGGGGCGTACCCGGAGAGCCAGTGGCCGGTCTCCGCGCGGCGGTAGATGCCGAGGGCCTGGTCGAGGCCGATCGAGCCCGAGGGCAACTGCGTCTCGAAGCGGGGCATGCTGGGCACGCCACCCTCGATGGTCTGGAGGATGCCGCTGCCGAACTTGCCCTCAAGGGACTTGAGCACGAGGGCGAGCCGCTGCTCCTCGACCGAGTCTGACGCCGCTGCCTCGCCCTTCTTGCCCTTCTTCGCCTTGGTTTCCTTCTTGGCCATGTCGTTGCTCCGTTGGTGGTTTATCCGTTGAACTGCGTGGCGGAATCCATGCGGGCGTAGGCTTCTTGGAGCCACTCCCGACCCCCCTCACCAGAGCCGTTCATGGCGATCTGGAGGGCGTTCTGCTTGACCAGCCCGTGGGCCAGTGTTCCCTCGTCCATGATCAGGCCCTGGCCAATGTTGCCCGTGTAGAACCGGATCAGGTCGAAGTGGTGGATGATGGTGAAGATCATCGAGTAGGCCTGCGCTGGGCCGGAGGTCTCGATCAGGGACTTGACGGCGCCAGCGAACCTGCCGAAGGCGGGCATCGTGAGGGGCACGTTGTTCTGGGCCCTCCACCGCATGGCGCCCTGCCAGAAGTAGCCCATGAACGAGGCGCCGGTCCACCGATCGCTGTACGGGAGCTTGGGGTTCTCGGGGCCGAAGGCCAGCCAATCCGTGGCCGACGACCGCAGCCCCTCGGCCTCGCACTGCGCGACGGTCTTGCCGTAGCCGGGGGCGCCGAAGCGGAGGTAGACGTCCATGTTCTCGGGCGAAGCCACGAACCAGGGAATCATCTCGCTGGTGACCTTGCTCGCGTGCGGTGACTTCTTGGGCTCGGCCGCGATGGATTGCTGTGCGGCCTCGCTCCGCTTGAGGGCGACCATGGCCCGGAGTTGCGCGTCCCGATCAGACTCGCGCAGCATGACGGCGTACAACTCGGGGTTCGAGGGGTCGGGAGAGAACTGAACCAGCCCCGCAGCCTGGAGTTGCTTCTGCGCCTTGATCACGGCGTCAGCGGTCTTGCCGCCGACGGCGGCGATCACGAAGCCAGGCTGGGGCCAGAGGCCTGAGGGCCCCATGAAGACCGCGAAGCGGAACAGTTCCTTCGCAGTGGAACTGAGCTTGCGCTGACCCTGTTCGAGGTGGGAATCGAGGGAGAGCCAGATGGCGAGTTGCTTGACCTGCTGATCGGTGGGCTCTGACGTGGTGGTTAGGTTTTCGCTCATGTCCCTGCCTCAGGAATTTACGAACGTCTTGCAGTGCCTTCGCCATCTCAGCGAACTGACACTCGTCTCCCCCATTGCTCGGACAAAATCGGCTCAGTGCCCAAAACGTTCTCGAAAATTCTTGCGCCGTTCATTGGTCGTGGAGCGCTTAATAAGGAACACGCGCACCCGCGCGCGTCTTGGGCCCCCTTCGGGGGCCCATCTCTCTAGAAATACTTATATTGAAATACATGTAGCTAGTATTGATCTAGAAAGAGATTAGTTGGGCGCGCACGGGTGCGAGCACACGCGGGTGCGTGCGCGTTCCTTAGATACTGTTTGGGGGTGTCGCAAGATCCTAATAGTGGCACCACTAGGGAACCACACGAGGGCGATGTGGATAGGTGATTATCCTCTGCGGAATTTTGGAGTCACCCCTTGTTTCAGTTTCTGGGTCGGTTACTGTCGCGTCCGTGTCAATGGGCAACTGAACCGATTTGAAGAATTTATTTTAACTGGGTTGGGCACGCGGCGACAAGTGGCCGATGAACTGGGTCGTACGACCTTCGTTCCCCCAAGGAGAATCCATGAAGCTGATCGCCGCCCTCATCGCCTCGCTCGTCCTCGTGTCCACCGTCGGCTGCTCGTCCGCCACCGCTCCCCTGACCAGCGAACAGGACGTCCAACTCACGGCCGCCACAACCACCCGCCTCGCCCTCGTCGCCAGCCCCAGTGACGACGCCGCCCACCAACTGGCCCGTGGCATCCGTGCCGTCGCCACGGAGGTAATCAGGGTCACCAAGATCGAGGCGATCACTGTTCGCGGCCTCACTGACCAGGTCGTGAAGCAGTTGCAGGGGCTGGGACTGTCGTCACGCCAGCTGATCGCCATGCACCTCCTCCTCACCGAACTCCGCGTCCGGCTCGGCCTCCCCGCCGTCGGTGACGACTTGAAGCTGGATGTGCCGCTAACCGACGAGCAGAGGTCATTCATCGTCGCCGCCGCCTACGGCACCATCGAGGCCACCTCGCCCTGGCCCGAGTAACAAACGTCCCTTCCTCACTACCCGGCCACACCCCTCGTCAAGGTGTGGACCGGATTGCAGGGCCGCAGACGTAAACGCGGCAACCAAGGAGCAGCGAGATGAAGACCTGGCAATGGCCCAACGCCCCGAAGACCGACCCGCCCTGTGAGACCATCATCATGCTCGCGGAGCGTGAGACGGATCGGCTAGTTCTGGCCGAACTCTGCGACATCATCTCCTGCAACCGGGCCCCCACCATGGAGATCCAGCAGCAGGGCATCTCGCCCCGCGTGATGGTGGAGTCCTTCGCCTCCGCACTGGCCATCGAGAAGCCGGGCGACCCAGTTCCCGACGACGTCTCCCAGATCCTTGACGCCGCCTCCCAAGCATTGTCCTGTGAACGCGAAGAACTCCTCGGCCGCGCCTTCTGCGTCCGGTTCTTTGCCTGGTAACCGAAAGGCTTTCATGAACCTCGACACCGAACAAGGAACGCTCGTCACCGACGAGGTCAAGCACGACGACCCAGCTGGGGCCGTCGAGAACCCGCCCGTTGTTCAGGGGATTCCCGTGGACGAAAACGGCGCCCCCGTCGTCAAGCAGGTGACCTTCGTGGTGCCCTCCGGCATCCCCGACCACATCGTCCAGACCGCAGTGCGGCTGGGCCTCGAAACGATCCAGCAGGCTTTCCAGGGCGTGTCGTCCTACTTCTACCCTGCCATCAAGACCCACGAGAACGGGCAACAGGAGCCGGTGGTCGCCCGTGTCGTGTGCCCCCTCAGCAATCCGCTGGACAGCACGCGGATCAAGACCCTGATGGAACTCATCGCCAAGGCCAACATCGATGCGGCCAGGGCCCAGCAGCGTGACGCCGTCTCCGGCGCCACCGCGCGGCTGGAGGCCGAGAAGATCAAGGACAACGTGACCCGCAACGAGACCGCGAAGGCGGACGGCGCGGTCGGCGGCATCATCATCCCCTAACGGAGCACCATGTCACAGAAGATCATCATCGAAGGCATCGAGTACGACCTCGGCGTGGGGCTGGCTGAAGTCAAGGGCGACGGGAAGTTCCTGCTGCTCAAGCTCGGCAACGACCACTTCCCCTGCCAAGATCAGGTCGCAATGGATCACGCCAAGGCGGTCTTCGCCAAGGGGCTCCGCGACGCTGGGATCAACATCCCCGTCTTCGCGTGGAACCACGCGATTGAGATCCAGGTCATCGACGTCAGGGGTGGGGAGATCTCGAAGGTCTAATGATCGGCGAAGTGCCACAACTTCTTGCCGCCTTCCTGCCCGCCGATCCCGCGAAGTGGATCGCCGAGTACCAGCGGCCCACCTGGGATGAGTATTTCATGTCCCAGGTGTTCTCCGTGGCCATGCGGAGCCCCGACCAGGAGACCAAGGTCGGGAGCAAGATCGTGGACTGGCAGACGAAGTCCCAGATGGGGGGTGGCTACAACGGCCACCCCAGCGGCTCGGTCTCGTATGGCAGTGAGTGGACTCGCTGTGATCTGCCGATCACTCGACCCGACAAGTATTTCTGCATGACTCACTCCGAGGCGAACGCAGCTGCGCAGTGTCAGGGCATGAGCGACGACGCGGTGGTCTACACGATCATCCCGCCGTGCGAGGTGTGCCTCTCGACTTTGAATCAACTCCGGCTCCGGCGGATTAACGTTCGTCGGATCTGTTACTTGGAATATCGTCACTACCCCGAGACTGAGAGACTTCTCAGGCACCTCCCCCACATCAGCATGACACAGTACGAGGGGCAGCATCCCTCGAAGGTTCTGCTGGAGGCTGCGATGTATGCGGCCATCACCACCACATTCGGCGAGACCCTGTCCAAGGGCTCGACCAAGTCCTACGCCAACCTGTCTGCCAACAAGGACAGGAAGTCCTCCTAGCAATCGAGGTGCCACAGTGAAGAATTCCTTGAAGATTATTGTGTTATCCGCCGCCTCAGTGCTTTCGCTCACCGCGTGTGCCCGTTACAGCTACCGCGACGCGAAAGGCAATGAGGTGCGGGTTGAGAAGTTTGGTTTCGACACGAAGGTAGACAAACTGCGTGCCGGAATCGACGAGAAGGGCGCGGCCACCCTTGAAGCCGAGGGATACGACACGCAGGCGAAGGTGCTTGATACGCTCAACGAGACTCTGAAGGTGCTCCAAGGTCTGAAGTGACCTAGAGCCCTACTCAGACACGCTGAACGCCTCTCCCGCCCCACACCTCCTTGACGCCCCTAGTTAGCAAGATTGAACGACCCGCCGGGTCGTCACGGAGATTCTATGTCCACGCTGAGCGTCACCGATGATGTGATCACATCCAACACCAAGGACTCGTTCGACTGGGAGGGGCGGCTCGACGAGATGTTGGCGAACGACCGGTCGAGCTTCCTGATGGCTCACTCGATTGCCCGCCGCCTCCACCCCCAGGTCGCCGCCAAGATCGACCGCCACCCCACGGAACTCATTGGCTGGGCGCGCGTCGGCATGATGAAGGCCCGCCAGGAGTTCAAGGCCTCCTCCATCCCAGGCTCGATCGACGACCCCGACAACTACCTCGCCAAGTACATCCTCGTGAAGGGCTACTACCGGGCCCTCGATGACATGCGAAAGGCCGGCGTCACCATGAGGTCTCGCGGGGCCAAGGGCAAGCCCAGCGGCGCCGCCATCTTCCCCCACAGCTTCACCGACGTCCTCGTCAAGTCCAACGCCCCCCACAAGAACAACGCCCTGAATGTGGCTGACCACCGCAACCCCGAGCCCAGCGTGCAGGCCGAGCAGGGTGACCTGTACGACTGCCTCGTCGGCAAGCTGGAAGGCGATGAGCGGGTGATCTGCGAACTGCGGCTCAAGTCCGACATGTCCCTCGTGGACATTGCCACCCACCTCGGCCAGAAGCCCAAGCACGTGCGGTACGTCTACCAGACCGTCATCCAGCGGTTCCGCGAGAGCCTCGGCATGCCCAAGGTTTTGTCCCGCGAATAATTCCTTCCACCTCCGTGGGAACAGGCCGGTAATTGGCCGATCAACTGGTGCAGGGGCCACCGTTGTGTGTGGCCCTCGTTCTCGCGCGAAGGAGCCCTACTACAGATGCAAATCAATCGTCGATTCGTCAAGGAAGGAACCGACCCGTTCTCGATGTTCGAGTACGAGTCCTACGACTGCAAGATCGTCAACCACAAGACCGGCAAGGTGAAGCTGGATCTGCCCAGCTGCACGGTGCCGAAGCAGTGGTCGATCAACGCCCGCGACACGGTCATCGACAAATACTTCCGCAAGGCCGCGATCCCATTTGCGACCATCGCCGCCTTCGAGGATGGAGTACCTGGTTGGCTGCAAAGAGAGGTGCCCCGCGAGAATACTTCGTACGGCCCCGAGAAAGACATACGCCAGGTGATCAACCGCATCGTCGGCCACCTGACGTATACGGGGTTCCGGGAGGGGTACTTCGAGCCGAGCGAGCAGCAGATGAACGAGATAAAGTCTCGCGAGGCATCTGCTCGTCTGAACGTCGGTGAGCCCCTCCAGGCATCCATTGATGCTCGCATTTCACAGTGCCGAAACGACAACGCCCGCGCGTTCTACGACGAAGTCGTCTACATGATGCTGAACCAGATGGGTGCCCCCAACAGCCCGCAGTGGTTCAACACGGGCCTGTACTGGGCCTACGGCCTCAAGGGCAACCCGAGCGGCCACTGGTACGTAGATCTGCCCTCCTGGTCTGGATACGTCCCGCAGCATCCCCTCGTCGCCGATGGGGATCTTCGCTCTGCCCAGGACTACATTGGCAACATGGCCAAGCAGGCCACCTCCAGCTACGAGCGGGTGCAGGCCCACGCCTGCTACATCCTGAACATCGAAGACACGATGATGGGCGAGGCCGGGATCTACGACTGGGTCGAGCGTGAGGCCCGCATCTTCAAGTACGGTTCCGGCTCCGGCGCCAACGTGTCCAAGCTGAGGGCCGAGGGCGAGCCCCTGTCGGTCGGCGGCAAGTCGTCCGGCATGATGTCCTGGATCGAGATCGCCGACCGCAGTGCGGGGGCCATCAAGTCCGGCGGCACCACCCGCCGCGCGGCCAAGATGATCTGCCTCGACCTCGACCACCCCGACGTCCTGAAGTTCGTCCAGTGCAAGGTGGAGTCGGAGATCGCGGTCGCCTCGATGGTGGCTGGATCGTCAATCATCAATGGGAACTGCAAGAGGATCGCCGCCGGCGACGAGACCTGCATTCATCTCGCCCGTAGTTTGGGTGTCCCCGAGAATTACGTTCAGGCCGCGATCCAGCTGGGTCAGGAGGGAAAGCAGTGGCCTGACATCACTTTCGACTCAGACTACGAAGGCCGCGCGTACCAGATCGTCCCGTTCCAGAACGCCAACCACTCCGTCCGCGTGCCGTCCCTGTTCTATCAGGCCGTGGAGTTGGATGCCGACTGGAACTTCATCTACCGCACCTCCGGCGAGGTGGCCCATACCATGAAGGCCCGCCTGCTGGAAGACTCCATCGCCTACGCCGCCTGGTTCTCGGCCGACCCTGGCGTGCAGTACGAGACCACCATCAACGAGTGGCACACCTGCCCCAACGACGCCCCGATCACCGCGTCCAACCCGTGCTCGGAGTACATGTTCTCCGATGACACGGCGTGCAACCTCGCCAGCAACCGACTCACCCAGTTCCTCCGCAAGGATGGGCGATTCTCGCCGGCCAACTACGCCCACGCCGTCCGCCTCTGGACCATCCTGCTCGACATCACCAACTCGATGGCGGCCCTGCCCGACCGCATGACGGCCATCAACACGTACCTGTATCGCAACGTCGGCCTCGGGTACGCGGATCTGGGCGCCATGCTGATGGCCTACGGCATTCCGTACGGCAGCGAAGAAGGTCAGGCGTTCTGCGGTGCAGTCACTGCCCTGATGCAGGGCGTGGCCTGGCAGACGAGTGGTGAGATGGCCAAGGCCCTCGGGGCCTACCCCCGCTACGAAGCCAACCGCGAGCCCCATATGCGGGTCATCCGCAACCACATGGCGGCGACCAACCTATTCCCACATCTCTTGTTCGACAGCTTGACGGTAAGGCCACTAGACCTGAATCACGACGACCTCGCGAGGGGAATCGGCGAGTTGGAGGCGGGGTCCCTCCTCAATGCGATTCACAGTGCTTGGGACTACGCCGAGGAGTATGGCAAGGCAGATGGCTTCCGCAACGCACAGGTCTCAGTGCTGGCGCCGACCGGCACCATCGGTATTGCCATGGACTGTGACACCACTGGCGTCGAGCCGGTGTTCAGCCTCGACACGATGAAGAAGCTGGTCGGCGGCTCGAAGATGCAATTCTCGCCGGTGGCGTCTGTGCCTAGGGCCCTTAGGTCCCTGAACTACGGAAACGAAGCCGTGGAGTCGATCACGGAATACTTCGGCAAGCACAAGAGGTTGCCGATCCGGCCGACCGAGAACCCGTTCTTCGTGGAGGAGCAACACCTCGCCGTCTTCGCCACCGCCCTCCAATCCCAGAGTTCCATCCCCGCGATCAGCTGGGAGCACCACATTTACATGATGGCTTCGGCGCAGTCGTTTATTAGCGGGGCCATCTCCAAGACCATCAACATGCCCCGCGAGAGCACGGTCGAAGATGTGCGTCTGGCCTACCGACTCGGGCACGGCACCGGCTGCAAGGCCGTCGCCCTGTACCGTGACAACTGCAAGCTGAGCCAACCCCTGACCGTCCAGGTCAAGGACGACCAGCAGAAGCACGTCGAGAAGGTTGCCAGCGAGGTCGCCGAGAAGATTGCCGAGCCGAAGAAGTTGACGGTGGACACCATCAACTGGGCCTTCGCGGCGACCGAGCCGGTTTCTTATCCGACGCCCCTGAGTAAGTACGCAGATCCGGCCGATGCGAACGTTGTCCAGCAGGCCCCGCCCGTCAGCCCCCGCCTCCTGACCAAGAAGGACCGCATGAAGTTGCCGCCGATCCGCCGCCCAGGCACGGACGTCGGCGTGAAGTGCGGCGAGGGACACCTCTACGTCAAGACCAGCCGCTACGAGGATGGTCAGGTGGGCGAGATCTGGATCACCTACAGCGGCGACCACCGCATCCAGCCCTTCCTCGACCACCTGTGCAAGCTGGCCAACGTGTCGCTCCAGTACGGGGTGCCGCTGGAGGTCGTCATCAAGACGATCCGCAACGCCAAGTTCGATCCGGCCGGCGTCAGCACCGACCACCCCTACATCAAGAGCTACCAGTCGATCCTCGACCTCGCGGCGAAGCTGCTGTCGTATCACGAACTGAACGACCACAGCGTCTGCAACAAGAAGCCCGAGGCCAAGGGCTACGAGTTCACTGCCCCTCCGTCATCTGGGGTGCTCGTTCATCCAATCACCATACCGGCCACGGCCACCGCAACCGTCGCCATGACAACCGATGGCAAAGCCCTCTGCCCCGAGTGCGGCTCAGACAAGTGGGTCAGGAGCGGCGCCACCTGTCACAAGTGTCTAGATTGCGGCCACAGTCCCGGCTGCGGGTAGCAGCTTGATGGGTGTCCCGTCGTAGCATCTGGTGACGGGGCACCCCTCTTTGCCTAACCACTGATCAATCACACCTTTACGAGGGCAGCAATGGGACGAGAAAACGGCGACCACAGTTGGACTGGGAAGGATGACGCCTTCCTGCTTGAGAACGTCAACAAGATGACGTTCAGTGAGATCGGAAGACATCTCGATGGCCTCAGCAGGAACGCAGTGAGGAACCGGTACCTCCGATTGCAGAAGCGACTGACCGACCAGTGCAAGGCCGCTGACTCGCCCGCCAGTGAACCTGAGGCCGAGGTGTCCGATAAGCCGAAGGTGGTCTACAACACGTCTGGCGACAAGCAGTACGCCAGCGTCACCTGCGTCCGTGCCGACACCCAGGAGGGCGCCCTCGCAGCCGCCATCGAGGAAGCCCAGATCGACACCAAGCTGTGGGAGATCAACCGCACGGAGGTGAAGCGGTACGAGGGCTTCTTCCGCGACTCGTCCTACCCCAAAGACCCCGAAGCGAAGAAGTCGCACTGGGTGAGGACGGCCACCGTCGTCGCCATGTGGTCGGTCAAGCTGTGGCTCGAACGCAAGAAGGGACCGAGCGCGCGTGAGGAGGGTCTGGACATCATCGAGATGATGAAGGCCCACGCACCGCGATACGAGCCCCTCGTGCGGCTCCCCAACGACGAAGGCGACCGGTTTATGGTCGAGATGTCCTGTCCCGACCTCCACCTCGGCAAGCTGGCGTGGGAGCGGGAGACCGGCACCAACTACGACTCCAAGATCTGCATCCAGTCGTTCCACGGTGCCATCGAGCACTTCCTCCGGTGCACCTCTGGCCTCAATATCGACGAGATCCTGTTCCCCATCGGCAACGACTTCCTCCACACCGACAACGAGTTGAACGAGACCGCCAACGGCACCCGCCAGGACGCCGACAGCCGCTGGCAGAAGATGTACCTCAAGGGCAAGAAGATCCTAGTCGAGGCGATCGACCGGCTCCGAGGTCGGGCCAATGTGCGGGTCGTCATCGTGCCGGGCAACCACGATCGTACGCGGTGCTTCTACCTCGGCGACACGCTGGAGTCCTGGTACCACAACTGTGCCGAGGTCGAGATCGACAACTCGCCCCCGCTTCGCAAGTACGTCAAGTACGGCGTGAACCTTCTGGGCTTCTCGCACGGCAACGAGGAGAAGGTGAATGATCTGCCAGCCCTCATGGCCGTCGAGCAGCCGCAGCTGTGGGCCGAGACGATCCACCGCGAGTGGCACCTCGGTCACCTTCACAAGCGGAAGGAGCACCGCTTCACCGCCGGCGACACCAATCACGGAGTCGTCACCCGCATCCTCCCGAGCCTGTCGGCGACCGATGCCTGGCACGCGAAGAAGGGCTACGTGAAGGGTCAAAGGGCGGCCGAGTGCTACTTGTGGAGCCGGAGCAACGGGTACGCGGGGCATCTGTCGTTCAACCAGTACGACGCCCTGCTGAATGTGAACTAGACGAAAATGTACCGGTGGGAGCCCTGGCTCAGTGACTCGTTCACTGGGCCTTGGTTTTTTATCCGGTTGATTGGGTACTTGGGCAATATCTGACGATCAAAGGGGATATGATGAAAGCACTGAAGATTCTGTTCACGTTGGTGGTTCTGGTCGCACTGTTCGCCATGGCCTGTGCAGCTGGCGCCGCGCCGAAGATCGGCTTCAACTTCGATGGCCAGTCGTACTACTACAACTCGGCCTTCTTCTCGAACATGGCGGGGAACTTCGACCCCCAGAACAACCTGTCCTACCTGAACGGGTATCCGGACGGGGACTTCAAGGCGACGTGGAGTGGCCCCGCCCCCACCATCACGGGCGGCGGCAACTCCTACCTCGAAGTCACCGGCGCCGGTCAGGGCATCTTCCACAAGAGATCCGATCCGGGCGGGGGAGGCATCTGGACGCTCCAGCGTAATGGCGCCAACAACATCCAGGTGCTGGCGGCGGATGCGGTGCAAGGCACCCCGTTCCGCAAAGCATTCCTCGACAAGGTGGACCGCGCACTGACGGGACGCAACTCGGTCGTGCGGTACATGGACTGGATGGGCACCACCGGCAGCGGGACGCCCGTCGGCGTCGTGGAGTGGGCCGACCGCCCGCAGGACTTCTACTACACGCGGCACCAAGGTGTGCCCTACGAGAACATCGTCGCCCTCTCCAACCACGCGCACGCCGACGCATGGGTGAACATCCCTGTCAAGGCCAGCGACGACTACATCCGGCAGTTCGCACGCTACCTGAAGGCCAACCTCAAGCCAACCCTCCGCGTGCACATCGAGTACGGCAATGAACTATGGAACGGCGGCGACCAGGCCAACGGCACCTGGAACCTCCAGCAGGCCCGCAACGACCCGACCCTCACCGAGTCCAGCGACACGGCCCGCATGGCCCAGCGGAGCGCCGACCAGCATCTGCGTGCCGTCACCATCTTCAACAGCGAGTTCAACGACCCCAAGCGGGTCGTTCCGGTGTTGGGTGGGTTCATCGCCAACGAATACTGGACGTACTGGATGGCCGAGAGGCTCAAGGCCAAGGGCGTTGACCTTCGCGGCGAGAAGACCGGCCAGAAGTGGCACGTCGCCGTGGCGCCCTACGCTCCGGGTTCCGAGAACGACCTCGGCGAGTTGAGCGGAGACTCGGCCGACGTGATCTTCTCCAAGCTGCGCAGCTTCATCGACAAGAGCCTGCTGACGTGGGTGGATCGCAGCAAGAACATGGCCGACTACTACGGCCTGACCCTGGACAGCTACGAGGCCGCCGTCGGCTCCTTCTACGGCCAGAGAAACCTCGCGACCCACATCGCCATGCAGGACGACCCGAGGCTGGGCGAACTGGAGAAGTACCTGATCACCGAGTGGGACAGGCGTTCGGGCGGCGGGGTGTGGAACGTCTTCGGCCTCGTGAGCCCCGAGACGGAGTGGGGCCAGTGGGGCCTGTTCGACGACGTCAACAAGACCTCCAGCGTGAAGTGGGACGCGGTGACGAGCCTGATCCCCAACAGCGTCCCCGAGCCCAGCGGCCTCGCCGCCATCGCCGTGGGGTGTTGCCTATGTCGCAGGCGGCGGTAGAATAAACCGGTTCGCGTTTTCTCTTTAGGTCGGCGGGCACCAGTGACATGGTGCCCGCTTTTATTTTGTCTGCGATTGGGTAGGCGGGGGGAATTGGCCGATCAACGGGCCGATGCTTCCCTCCCTTCAAAACCAGATCAACCTGTCGGGGGTCATTGAGCGTGTCACGTTCAAGAGTGCCGAGAGCGGGTACGGCATCCTGAAGATGAAGGTGGACGAGGGGATCTTCGTCCCCGGCATCCGCAACGACAGGCGGATGACGCTCGTGGGCTCGCTCGCGGACATCGGCGAGGGCCAGCGGGTGAGCATCTCTGGCGAGCAGGAGTTCAACCCCAAGTTCGGCCCCCAGGTCAAGGTGGCCCACTTCACACTACTGGAGCCGCAGACCGTGAGCGAGGTTCTCAGGTACCTCGTCAAGAACGTCAAGTTCGTCAAGGAGGTGCGAGCCCAGAAGATCATCGCCAAGTTCGGCATGGACACCCTGCGGATCTTGGACGAGGAACCAGACCGCCTGTACGAGGTCGATGGGCTGGGCAAGACCTGCGTCGAGGGGATCAAGGCCGAGTGGAAGGAGAAGCGGGCCCTGCGTGATCTGCTGGTGTTCGCCGGACAGGTCGGCATCGGCCCCGCCTTCGTCGCCAAGATCTTCAACAAGTACGGTGCCGACGCGGTCTCCATGATCCGCGAAGACCCCTACCGCCTCGCCCGCGACATCCACGGCGTCGGCTTCAAGAGTGCCGACGAGGTCGCCCAGGGCATGGGCGTGGAGCAGACCAGCATCATCCGGATCATCGGCGCCCTGCGGCACCTGATGGACGAGCACCAAGACGGGGACGGAGACTGCTTCGTCTACCGTGGCGATCTCGTGAGCGAGGCCATCAGGTTCCTCGAACACAAGCAGATCGACCACGCCCTCGTCAACGCGGCCACCGACCAGGCGATCGCGCAGGGCATCATCACCGACGACGAGGGCAAGCTCTACTCCCCCGAGATGTACGAGGTCGAGTGCCGCGCGGCCCGCCGCCTCCGGACGATCATCGACACTCCGATGCCCAGCAAGTTGTCCGGCGACAACATGGCCAAGCTGATCGAGGCCGCCATTGAGTCTGCCGACGTGGCCCTCGACGACACCCAGAAGCAAGCCGTCACCTTGATCATGAAGTCCAAGCTCGCCGTGCTGACCGGCGGGCCCGGCACCGGCAAGACGACCATCACCAAGGCCATCGTCAACGGCTACGTCTCGGCTGGCGTCGAGGTGCACCTCATGGCGCCGACGGGCAGTGCCTCCAAGCGGATGACCAAGGTCGTGGGCTACCAGGCCGTGACAGTCCACCGCAAGCTGCACGCCATCACCAAGATGGTCAGGGAGGGGCTGGCCGAGATCGAGGAGGTCATGCTGGACGGCGTCGTCATCGTGGACGAGGCGTCCATGGTGGACGTCAAGATGCTGAACTGGCTGCTGTCCCTCATCAAGCCCAGTGCTGTCGTCGTGTTCGTAGGTGACCAAGACCAGCTGCCCAGCATCGGCCCCGGCGCCGTGCTGCGGGATCTGCTGCGGATGAACGACGTCGGCTCCATCCGCCTCACCGAGATCCACCGCCAGGCCGCCAACAGCGACATCATCAAGCACGCCCACACGATCAACCTCGGCCACGTCCCCGAGATGCAGCGGTTCAGCCGCGAGATCGTCCTCGCGCGGGGCTGGCCCAACACCGACTTCCTGTTCATCGAGAAGAACGAACAGCACGAGCAGAACGCCGTGGCACGGTGGTGCGCGTCCTTCCTCGCGACGAAGCTGGGGTTCAGCCCCAAGGAAGACGTCCAGGTGCTGTCGCCCATGAAGAAGGGCGACGCTGGGGTCGAGGCCCTGAACCGCGACATCCAGGCGGTGATCAACCCCAACCCCTCCGACTCGATCACCCGCTTCAACGGGGAGCGGTGGGGCACCGGCGACCGGATCATGTACCGCCGCAACAACTACGACATCGGCCTGTACAACGGCGACCAGGGGATCATCCGCGAGTTTATCAAGGACAAGGACGGAGACGCCACCGCGTTCGTCGCCTCCTTCGACGGGCTCGACGTGAGGGTCGAGAAGCAGGACTGGATCGACGTGGGCCTGAGCTACGCCATGTCCATCCACAAGAGTCAGGGCTCCGAGTCGCCCATGATCATCATCTGCCTGCACACGGGGCACTTCAAGCTGCTCCAGAGGAACCTCCTGTTCACGGGGGTTACCCGTACGCGGCGACTGGTCGTACTGATCGGCCACGCGGGGGCGATCTCAATGGCAGTGCGGAACAACAAGGTCTCGAAGCGGAACACCAGACTAGCGGAGAGGGTCAATGTCACAGCCGACAATGGTCAAGCCTGAGGTGGCCGAGGGGCAGGAGTGGAAGGTAGGCATCATTGCCTACGAGAGGATCGGGATCGGCGTCATGAACGTCAGCCCTGAGCCTGCACCCATGAAGGGCCGCGACTCCCTGAAGCTGGGTGACAAGATCCACTGTGCTGGGCTCGGCGGGTGGTATCTCACCGAGATCACCAGCATCGACAACGCTAGGGGAAGTGCCTCTGCCGAGATCGGAGACACGGACGCCATGTTCATGCTCCAGTACGACGAGAAGCATGACGAGTGGGTGTCCATCGGAATGATCAACACCAAGTCCCTGCTGAAGGTGGAGTTCTAATGGCCCAGGACAAGTACATCGTCTTCAAGAACGCGGACGCGCACCAGTTCCTCTCGCCCGAACAGAAGGACCAGCTGATCGGCATCCTCCGTACGATCGCGGCCGGTCGGCGGGACAGCGGCAAGAGCATCGGCGACATCTTCTTCGTGCTCAACATGAAGGACCAGTACGCCTGGGCGGGGCTCGACGCCTACATCGCCGACATCCACCGCGAGGGGCTGGACTACTCCAACGACGGCGTGAAGGCCGCACTGGAGACCGCCATCACCGTGAAGCAGACCGCCGCCATGACCGTCAACCCGAGGTTGCCCGATGCGTAGCATCCGACCCGACGACAATACGCTGGCCAAGCTGGATCAGCTGGCCGCCGAACTGGACGACGTGAATCTGCCCGACACCATCATCTGCTGGAAGAAAGAGGTCGGCAATCTGCTCCGCTTGCTGGGCAAGGACTACGGTCGCCTCCGTCGCATGGAGACGGCGGTGAAGCGTGCCGTACTCGAACCACAGATGCAGTAGGAGTCGAACATGAAATACTACGTCTTCTGGGACATGAATGAGCCGCACGAGGTGATCACGGGCATGGAGGAGTTCACCGACGCCAGCCAAGTGACAGAGTTCATTAACAAGAACCCGACGTGGGCCTACACGATCATTCGCGGGTTCAAGATGGACATCAACCCCGTTCAGAAGGTCACTGTCTTGGAGCTAGTAGGATAATGGCAACGTACATCGACAACACGGACGGTGCCGAGGTGGACGCCCACCAGCTGGACACCGAGGTGAAGTACCCCTCGGGCAACGTCGGCGAGAAGGGCGACTGGGTCGTGGAGGCAGTAGAGGATTCGCTTCCACTGCTCTACGCTCCCGATGCGTTCTCGGCTCGCTTCACTCAGAAATACCCCAAGCCGGTGGACGGCGTCCGCGTCGATCCGCCCAAGCCAATCCCGGCGCCGCCGGGCGTCATCTAGGAGATCCGATGCCTTTCACAAACGGTTCGTTTTCATTCCGCCAGTTCGACATCAGTGGCCAGGCCCCCAAGGAGGCCACCGAGGACATGATGTCCCGCCTCGACTCGCACGCCATCTGCGAGGACAACGAGGAGGTTAACTACGGCTGGGTCGGCCCCCGCCACCACGCCGACAAGGAGTTCTCCTTCGAGAACGTCGTGTACGCCGACGCACTCCACTTCGGGCTGCGGATCGACACCAACAAGGTTCCCGCCGACGTCCGCAAGAGCCACCAGGTGACGCTGGAGACGGCCACCGCGGCGCAGAACCCGTCCGGCTTCCTGTCCAAGACCCAGAAGCGGGAGATCAAGGATCAGGTCCGCCAGTTCGTCGAGGAGGAGCGGAAGACCGGCAAGTACCGCCGCTCCCGCGTCGTCCCCGTCCTGTGGGATCTGCGGGAGGGCCGCGTGTACGCCAACGCCAACGGCAAGACGTTCGAGAAGCTGGCCGAGATCTTCGAGCGTACGTTCTCGCTGACGCTGCGACCGATCTCGTCGGGCGAGGTCGCCGGCCAGTACCTCGATCGCGTGGGGCGATCCAAGGACTGGGACGACCTGAGGGGCACCAAGTTCGTGGACGGCCCCGAGGGTGAGGCCCAGCAGGCCGCGTACCCATGGGTCGCCACCAGCGTTGACTCCCGCGCGTTCCTCGGCAACGAGTTCCTGCTGTGGGCGATCGCCCGCACGCACACGATCGACGACGAGGTCAAGACGCTCATGGGCAACACGGTTGCCCTCATGTTCGACAAGCGGCTGTCCCTCGAATGCGTGTTCGGGATGACCGGCAAGCACATCATCACCGGCACGGGCCCCGACCGGTTGCCCGAGACGCGGCGGGCCTTGGCCAGCGGCAAGGTGCCGCGCAAGGCGGGCATGATGTCGGTGATCTCGGGCTCGGCCTACGAGTTCACGTTCGACGCCGAGAGCTTCGCCTTCGGTGGCTTGAAGCTGCCCGACGTCGAAGACGCCGAGTCGCCCCGCGTCCTGTTCGAGGAGCGGATCGGCCTCCTGCGTGACTTCATCAAGGGCATGACCGACGCCTTCGATACCTTCGTGGCCCTGCGGACGAGCGACGGGTGGCCCCAAGTCATCAAGGACATCTTTGGCTGGATCAAGTCATGAAGAACTCACGCCAACGTGCCTGGGAAGCTGCGGAGACCGCCATCCGCCGCTATCAGAACCAGGTCGGTGTCCACAATCAGTTCTCCCGACCCGAACTAGCGGTGCTGACGTACGTCATCCGCGACTGCATCGAGCGAGCACGCCGGCAACCCAAGCGGCGAAGAAGGAAGAAGACGACATGAACATGAACAGCAAGGTCATCGCCACCCCGTTTGGCGACCCGACGTACGACATTATGGGGGGCAACTCACGCCTCCAGATCGACGTCGATGGCCAGCACGGGTTCGTGGCACTCGTTGATGTGATGCCGCGAATCCTGCCGGTAGGCCAGGTCGCCGACGCGGCGATCGTGCAGGCGGCTAGGGTGTCGTACGGCGACGGCACCAAGACGGTGAACGAGGACGCGGGGCTGGTCCGCTACCTCATGCGGCACATTCACACGACGCCACTGGAGATGGTGGAATTCAAGTTTCACGCCCAGATGCCGATCTTCCTCGCGAGGCAGTGGATCAGGCATCGTACGGCCAATGTGAACGAGGCCTCGGCGAGGTACTCGGTCATGAAGGATCTGCGGTGGGTGCCCAAGCCAGACCAAGTGCGCGCGGCGTCGAACAAGAACAAGCAGGTGAGCGAGGGCCACGTCCTCCCTCATACTGCCGAGGATTTCTGCAACTGGGTCGAGGAGTCGGGCGACCAGCTGTATCGGGACTACGCGACATTCCTGGATCGCGGCGTTGGCCGCGAGCAGGCCCGCGTCGGCCTCCCGCTGAACATGTACACAGAGTGGTACTGGAAGATCGATCTGCACAACCTCTTTCACTTCCTCGGCCTGCGGATGCACGAGCACGCCCAGCAGGAGATCCGCGACTACGCCGACGCCATGTACGCCCTGATTAGGCCCATGGTGCCCGTGGCCGCCCAGGCCTTCATGGACTACCACCACCACATGGGTGGCATGCGGCTCACGGCACTGGAGATCGAGGCCATCCAGCGAACGACCGTCGATAGCTGGGGCAGCTTCGAGGTGCCGGTGATCAAGTCAGAAAACAAGCGGGAGCGGCAGGAGGCGTACGAGAAGTTCGGTCGCCTCGGGCTCCTCTGTGCCAAACGAGAAGGAGACTAATGCCCAAAGAAGTTACCGACTACACCCCCTCGCCCGAACCGCGTCCCGAGAAGGACGTCAAGTTCAACTACGACGAGAGCAGCGTCCGGGCGAAGATGACGACGTTCATCGAAGCCACCAACGGAACGGTCTCGGGCCAAACGCACAGCGGCGAACCGGCCAGCGCCCCCGTCGGCCTCATCACCATCAGTTTGGGTGGGGGGGACGAGATCGTCCGCCACGCATTCGACTTCGTGGACTTTCAGCAGCTGGCCATGGAGGTGCTGATCTGTTGTGCCAACGAGGAGTGCCCGTTCGCACTGGTTGCCCTCAAGGCGATCAGGGATTGGGACCCCGCAAAGGAGGCGGCGCCGACGGTGGATGAAGTCGTCGGCGAGGGCATCGAGGGATTCCTCGAAGAAGGCGACGAGGACGAGGAGGAAGACGAGGACGAGTAGTCCTACTTCCCAGCGATCTCATTTAGAAAGGCCGTCCGGTACATCACCGGACGGCTTGCTTTTGCGCAGGCGGCGACTCCCGCCACCACGGCGGCCGCAGACGAGGTGCCCGTGAACATGTCCGTGCCGTTGGGGATGGCCACGGGGCTGGCTCCCACCGCCTGCAAGTCCGTGCTAGGGTGCTTGCCTAGCACGCCAACCGAGATGACGAACGGGTTGGAGTGCGGCCAGTGAAGGTGCGGGTTGTAGCTCGCCACGCAGATGCACCCCATCGCGTCCAGCCTCAACAGCTTCGCCTCGGCCACGGGGTCGCTCATGGCGCATGCGAACGACATGTTCAGCACATCCGCCCGGATCTTGATGGCCCAGTCGAGGGCGTCGTGCAGCGATCTCCAGCCAGCTTCCAGTTGCCCGACGACGGTGCCGAGGTACAGGTTGCATTGTGGGGCCACGCCTGGGCAGGACGGCAGGGAGCTTCCGATCACCTGGGCTACGCGGGTGCCGTGGGTCGGGTCGGTGCCCCCCGTGGGCTTCGTGAAGTTCTGAATCTCCACGGGGTAGACGCCGGGCGTGCCCTTGGCGAAGCCGGAGTCGAGCACCACCACGCGGACGCCCACGCCCTGCGTGGCGAGCCACCGCTCCACGACGGGGTTGTTGAGCGTGGCGATCATGCTGGTTGATCCTGGTCGCTGCCAGAGAAGTCGGTGGTGGGCAGATACTGGGTGCTCTCGACGGTCACCTGTCGGCGCCCGCCCATCTTGTGTTCGAGGATGACCTTGGCCCTCGCCTGCACAACGCCGCCGAGGCATTGCTGCACGATGCGGCCCCCAGAGCCCGCCTCGCCCCACGGGTTGTGCCATTCCGTCAGGATCTGCTGGGACTTCTCCTCGGGCAGATCGAGCGGGCCCTCGGGATTTTCTGGCGCGTACGACGCCTCACGGTGCTTCAGCCGCTTGTCGAGGGGCACCAGCTTGCGGCTCCCAGGCAGCACCAGTTCGTTGTACTGGCCGAAGGGCAGGACGGTGTTGGGCACGGTGGTGAAGGGGCTGCGGTAGATGCCGGTGGCCGGATCTTTGAACGGCACCGTGACTTCCACCTTCCACCCGTCGCCGTAGGTGTTGGTCGCGTCCTTGATGTCAGCGACGTCGGCCGGACGCCACGGCAGCGTCTCCCAATCCAGCTGCGTCACCGCCTGGTACTCGATGATCGGGTGGATGTAGAGGGCGTCCGAGAACGGGGGCTTGGCGGCCGGATGGGGAGGCTCGGTGTGTTCGAGGGAGGCCCCGTGCTGGAGGTTGTAGGTCTCGTCAACGTAGTCGTCGCCCAGCAGGGCCTGTGCGCGATCGGCCACGTAGTTCTCCCGGTTGGCTTGGGAGTTGGAGGCGTCCCTGAAATATTCGATCGGCAGTGAGCGGGCGCCAGCGAGCCAGTACGGGGCGTAGAACGTCTGGCCGTCGGGGAGTCGGCCCTCGCGGAACGGGCCCTTGACCTTGTCCCTCGGGCTCGCGTCCCACTTCACGCCGACGCGGCGACCGGTGTCGGTGACCGTATCCCACGGCTGGACGAAGACGCGGCGCCAAAGCTCGGTCACCTTGAAGTACCACTTGGGGGTGCCGATGACGGTGTACTGGCGGGCCTGGTTGGGGTCGAGGCTGCGAGGCCCCCACAGGTCGGTCGCCGTGAACTGGAACCGCTGCTGGCCGCTGAAGGCGTCGCGGTTGGCCTTGGAGAAGTCGTACCCCAGCAGGAAGAAGTGGAGGTGGCCCCAGTGGTGGTACCAGTGGGACATGAAGATGTTCGTGAAATAGATCCACTGATCGTGGAACGACCAGTAGAGCGGATGGAATTTGAGGCCGCTTCCCTTGATCATTGTCCTTGTCCGTTCTCGTCCCTGCGACCAGCCGCGATTCCGGTTACGGCTTGGCTTCGTTCAGCAGATTCTCAATGTGCAGCGCGGCACTGTCGATCGCCTGCACGCGGTGGCACCCGTCGCCTGGCACGCACAGCATCGAGGGGTTCTCGGTGCAGTTGCGGATCTCGGGGTCGTCTCCCCCGAAGTTGCAGTAGTCCATCTTCACGTACCCGACCACGGAGCCGACCTCGTCATGGATGGCGGCGATCATGGCCCAGGACACACCGGCCCGCTCCAGCATATGACGCGCGAAGCCCTGCCGCATCTTGGACACTTCGATCGTGTAGATTTCCCTGTTGATGTGCGAGCGGAACGGACAGCAACCGCCGTCGGGGAGTTCGGGGAGGGCGAACAGTGGGGAGATCAGGTCGATCACCCGGGACGCCATGATGGGGTGGTCGAGGGCGGGGTGGGTGCCGACGCCGGGGCCGCACATCTCGTTCGTGCAGACGACGCGGAACTGGGGCTTCTTGTTGGAGAAGACGCCGCCGTTGTGAAACTGGAACAGGCACACCCGGTGGGCGCCGGATCGGACGCGAAGCTCGGTCATCTTCGAGTCGATCTCGTGGTTCAGTTCGAGGGTCTGCTTCAGGGAGATGTGCTTCCGCATCCATCTTCCCAGAACACGCATGATCGGACGCAGCACAGCCTTGATGGCAGGTGCCAAGATCTCGCCAAGAAGTGCTGCCGACCAGCCCATTGCTACCCCCGTGTGGTTAGAGCATGACCCACTCTCTCCCTCTACTGATGGTAAGTCGTGGCGGGGGAATCTGCGCCGATTCGGTGCGACAGAGACGCCATACTGTCGCGGCTGGTTACTGGTTTTCGGGGATCGGCGGGCTCACTGGCAAGACACTGTCAACGCGAGCCTCCAAGTTCCCCACGTACTGAGGGTCGAGAATGTAATCCACGGCACGCATGAGCGAGATCATGTGATAGTCTCGGATGTGGGTGGGCCGGTTCGAGGGCGTGCCGAGGAACTGCGAGACGCCGTCGTACTTGGGCGTGACCAACTTCTCGTCGATCCACGGGAACCACTTGTTCTTCAGCGAGTGCGCGGCAGAGTGCCCGCCGCCCTCGCCCAGCGTCGGCGGCTCCACGCCGTCGATGTCCACGCGGGTCACGGCCTGCGACTGCCAGAGTTTGAACTCCTCAGCGGTGATGGGGAAGATCGGACTCACTCCGAAGGCGAGCACATTCAGTTCTGCCATGTTAGTTCTCCGTGGCGTCCACCGCACCGAGGTACGGGTAGGCGTTGAGCATATCGTTGTACGTCCAGCTGGCGGGCTCCATCACCGCGCCGACCGAGGCCATGTTGTTGGCGTCCACCCAGTCGCCCTGCCTGTAGAACTCCACGTTGGCGGGGCCGTGCTCCGAGAAGTCGAGCCGGATCTTGGGCGTCACACCCTGCACGACCCCGTAGGCGTAGTAGTCCATCATGCCCATCGAGAGCGTGCGGACCACGCCCGTACGTGTGGGAATTACGTGCGTGGCGTGCCCCGAGTCGGCCGACACCGTGTTGCCGAACGAGGGGCCCCATTCCTTGTCCTCCAGCCGGCAGATCCTCATGCGTCGCTTGCCGGACGCCAGACCATCGACGGCGTAGTACAGGAACAGTTCGTCGTTGCCCTGATAGAGATCAACGAAGGCACACGGTGCGACGGGAGTCCAGGTGTCGCCGTCCACGGCCGTGGCCTGCCTCTCCACCTGGCGACCCGACATGCTGCCGGTGGTGGCACCGGCGACGGAGACAATCTCGTCGTTGCAGAAGTAGTAGAGCACCCACTGGTTGTTCACCCGCACGGCCGAGGGGTAGGACGCCCCGTTCGCCTCTGCGGTGATCTGCGACGGCGTCGTCCACGTCAGGCCGTCGGTGGAGGTGCACGAGAAGATTTGAGGCTTGCCCGAGACCGTCCTCTGGAAGAACATAGTCATCAGGGCGCCGCCCGCGTGGGTGACCCACGGGTTCTCGGCGTTGGTGACGTTGGTGGGCATGAGTGCGGGCCACACCTCGGGATTGGCCGACGCGGATCTGGCGACGTACGGCGTGGCGGCTGCGTCCTCCTTCACGGAGACGAACAAGTTCCACGACGAACTGCCGATCGGCAACATGACGCTCGGGCCGGAGACCTTGAGGGCCGTCTCGGAGTTGAGGACGACGTCGAAGTCGCACAGCTTGTCCCGCTCCATGCCCCAGAACATCATGGGCCTGACCCTCTGGGCGTTGGCGGGGTCTGTCCTGTCGGCGAAGCCGAAGTACCGGTGGTTGGTGCCGTCGTACTGGATCGTGGGCCGGGTGCGGTTGGTGCCCTCCCAGAACCACGACACCGAGTTCACGCGGCGGCTGGGGTTGTCGGTCTGCGGGGCCCGCCGGTCGGACAGGAACTGCACGAAGGCGTCTGCTTGCCACTCCGGAGAGGAGAGGTTGCCCACGGCGACCGAGAAGCCGTAGATGGTCTCGCCGAAGCCGTGCACGTGCGTCATCGACGTCTCGGTGATCATGGGGTGGGCCGAGATCGTGTACCCCACGTCGATCGTGTCACCGTTCCAGACTCGCGACGTGATGCGGGGGCGGGACTTGGCGGTGGGTGGCTGGTAGATCGGGTTGTAGGCCGCCACCCTCCACCGGTACGAAGACTCGAAGCTCGTCTGGCCGCTCGCCAGCACATCCCCCTCTTTCCCAGGGAGGTCGGCGGGAGGCAGCTTATAGACGCCGCCGACGTGGGTGGGCTCGCCGTCGGGCCCCTGCGTCTCGGACACGCTGAGCCGCGTGCCGTCGTAGTTGGTCACCCGCTCACGCAGCGGCGTCGAGAACGCCTGCGAGTCGAACGTGGGCTTGAAGTCCATCTGCCAGCGGTACCAGACGGTCTCCAGATCCGTGGCGTCCTCGGGTGCGTAGTCGCCCGTGACGGGGTCGAAGACTCCGGTAGGGCCCTCGGCCGCACCCTGCACACGGAACCTCCACCACCGCGTGACCGTGCGTTCCGCGTCCTCCGGCGTCTCGTTCATCCTCGGCGGCAGCGTGTACGTTTCGGTGTAGGTGCCGTCGAGGTTGTCCTTGAAGTAGGCCTCGGCGAAGAAGCCCTGACGCATCAGGTTCTTCCTGATCGCGATCTCCTGCTCGGTGATGATGCGTCGCAGTTCCGGCAGTCGGACGGTGGCAAGGAAGTTGATCTCCGACGCCACGCGGGACAGGGCCTGCGAGTGCGTCTCGCTGGCGTTCCACCGCTCGGCCAGCCAGCCGTCCCTGCCAGCCGCGTTGGTCACCGTCCACCGCCGGGCGCCGGTGATCTCGTCGTGGATCTTGCCGACGACCTCGCCGGTAGCGTGCGGCACCATGAAGGAGTACAGGCCCTGCGAGGCGGCGACCGTGGGGTGCTCGCGAATCTGCTCGTACTCGACTTCCAGTTCGGCCAGCCTGCCCGGCACCTTGCGGGGTGTGGGCAGCTTCACCCACTCGTCGGTGTCCTCGTCGAACACGCGGTCTTCCACGCGGCCGAGGATCTCCACCAGTTCGGCCTCGGCGGCGTCGAGGCTGGGGTTCATCGGTGACAGCCACTTGAAGAACGGCAGCTGGATCTTGCCCACCTCGTCGGCGGGGGCACACTCGATGCGGACGCGGTACGTGTCTCCGGCCGAGAGGGCGTAGTTGTTGGTCATCCACGTCACCTCATGGACGTTCTCGCCTAGGGTGCTGGAGAGGTGCTGCACCTCGCCGACCACGTCGCCGCCGGAGATGGGTTGCCAGGTCTCGCCGTCGTCGGTCGTGAACCAGAACCCAGTGATCGTGTAGAAGTCCGACTCGCTGTCGTCTAGGCGGAAGCGGATCGTCACGGCCCGCGTCCACGGTTCGTACTCGGTCAGCAGGATGCTGGCTGGGTTGGTGACGTCCTCAAGGATCTGGAACTCCCTGCTGAACGTGAACGGCGTCGTCGTGTTGGCGGGAGGCGGGACGTATCCGAACAGCCGCAGCTGGTACGTCCAGCCCCTGGGCCACTGGTCTAGGTTGCGGGTGTTGAGGTACATGTGCGTCTGTAGGGGCGGCACAGCCCAGGCTCCGATCGACGAGAGCCAGATGCAGTTGTCGCCACGCACATTGCTCCACTCCTCCCACTCCCCTGCGGGCGGCTTACGCCTGACTTCGAGAACGCTGTACGCCTCGTCTGAAACGGTCGTCCTCCAGTGGATCGTGTTGTAGGCGTCCCACCACGGCGGCGTAAACAGGAACGACGGGGTCGTGACCTCGCGGTAGCGGCCGATGCGACCCTCCACCTTCATGCCGTCGAACTGCGTGGGGGTCGGCCTTGCCTTGGCGATGGGGTGGGAGTCTGGGTCGGTGCCAGCCCAGAACCGCCGGAACGGCTGGGCGATGTACCCGTCCACGTTCCGCAGATCCGTGTACTCCGAATCGTCGGTCACCTCGCCGACGACCTTGCCGGTCTCGGTGGAGTCCAGCAGCTGGGCGCTGCGGGCCATCATGTGACCGTCCACCCCAGAGCCCTCCGGCTGCCGCGTTATGGCCGTGGCGGTGGGGTAGTCTTCCAAGTCGTGTGGGGCTGGGATTTCCTTGGGCAGCTTGCGGCCGTTGATCATGTAGTGCTGGAGCACCTTCGACCAGGAGCCGCTGATCAGCTGCCATGTGTAGACGCCGTCGAGGGGTGAGGGGTGCAGGCCCCACACGTGCTGGGTGACACCCGTCATCTTGCCACCATCGACGTTGAGGCCGTACACCTCCTGATCCAACCTGGCCGTCCCGTTCACGATCCGCGACGCCCGCACCCATCGGGGCTTGATGTAGTAGGACATCGTGGGCTTCTTGTCGCTCACCCCGTCGGCGGGAAAGGCCAAGTACCGCGTGTCCCACCCGTCGTCACAGAAGGCGTTGGGGCACGGGATGCGAGTGTACGGCGGGCCTGCCTCGCTGGCCACCCAGTGCTTGCCGTTGCAAGTCGTGCACTTCACCAGATCCGTGTAGTGGAGTTCCTGCCACTGCACCCACGCATCACCCAGTGCCCACACCTCGTTGGCGGCGTGGGAGGCGGGTCGGTTGTCCCAGTCGTATCCGTCGGGGTACTCGTAGACGTTCCCGTTGCCGTCCTCCCAGCCGAGCAGGAAGGGGCGGCGGGACAGTTCTCGGGACGTGTACGGCTTGGGCCAGGCGTCGGAGTGCTGGGCGTAGTTGAGCGGTGAGTCGAACAGGAACACCTCGGCGCCGACTGGCGCCAACTGGTCGGTGTGCGTGGTGCCGTCGGGGTTCAGTGCCGTCCAGTAGTAGAGAGGGCTCGGGTACTTGACGTTGAGGTTCAGAGGAAGACCACCGAAGTTGCGTGCCTCCAGTGAGCAGTAGGCCAGCACTGAGTTGTGCAGTACGGGGGCGGGGTCAACGCCGACTCTGTGCCTCGCGGGCAAGCGGTCGTTGAACACCTTGCCGTCCACGCCTAGCACGATCTCGTCGAGGTCGTAGTCTTCTATTTCGTGAACGTATCCGAGGTCGGCACGCCAGTGGAGCGTGTAGTCGCCGGTGGTGCCGCCGGTGTTCTGTGTGTAGCGGTTGTCGATCTCGGCGCCGAAGACGTGGTGCGGGTCGCTGTCCCGCAGCTGGTCGGACACGACGGCGTGGACGTTGATGCCGGTGTACAGCTTGGCCTGAAAGTCGTCCAGCATCGTCCGCCAGGTGACCGTGTGCACGCCGGGCGGCATCTGGTTGGTGGCTTGCAGGAGGCAGCAGGGCTGCTCGCCGAACTGGGCGGGGCCACCGTCGAACGACAGCATGAGGGTGAGCGTGTCGGCCTCGGCGTCGAACAGGGTCAGGTCGATCTCGACGTCGCCGAACTCGTTCACCAGTGCGCGGACGTCGTCGATCGTGATGGTCGGCTTGTCGTTGTCCCAGTGGACGAATGCCTCGGTGCGGTGCCACTGGTTGAAGGTGCCGCCTGGGACGTCTCCCTGCCGCACCCGCCAGAAGTAGGGCTGGCCGCTGGTGGGCACGAACGACGGGGGCAGGGTGTGCGAGACGGGGAAGCTGAACTCGTCGTTGATGAAGGTCTCGTAGGCGACGGTGGCGAACTGCGGGTCGGCCGAGACCTGGACTTGGAAGTGTCGGGGGGACGTGGAGGAGTCGGGCTCCCACGTCAGGATGATCGGCTGCGTCTTGTAGAGGCGGTCAAGGGACGGGTCGTAGACGAAATAGAGAGGGGCACTGATGTACTCGTACTCGCCCAGCAGGCCCTCGCTGACCGCCACCTCCACCGTGCACAGGCCCTCGAAGCCGGGGCCCATACCGGCGCCGGTCGGGAACTGCCAACGCCGCTCGGCCATGGGCTGGTCGCCGCTGGTGGCGAAGGAGCCCGAGCCGAGCGGCTCGACGTTGGTGATCTTGACGGAGACTCGCCGCTGCGTGATGTCGGCTGGGAGATCCCACTCGACGTAGGGCTGGGCCGCGTCGGTGGCGACCCGCGAGCCGGACACGCGGTTGGGGTTCGGGCCGAGTCGAATGATGATGTCGGGCCGTACCGTTGCCATGCGTCAGACTCGCGGGCCGCTCCGTGGGCGGCGTCCTACTGTGCGATCGGAGTGCGGGGCGAATACCTCGCCACCTCGTCGATGTACCACCGCGAGTTCTTGAGGCTGTGGGACGGAATCCAGAGGTAGATGTTCCAGCCCCGCTCCACGAGGTACTTGACCTGATCCGAGAACAGATCCTGCGGCACCAGCTTCCCGTTCTTGGCCGCGTTGGCGGGGTTGACGAGGGAGCCGGGCCAGTAGACGTCGTAGGTGATACATACCGTCGCCCACTTCGAGTGCTTGAAGTAGGGGTAGTGCCGCTCGATCGAGGAGTCGGCCTGATCGACAATCGAGAACCACTTGCCTGGGTTCTCGACCGTCACGTCCCAGTTGTAGAAACAGGCACTGTATCCGCTGAGCAGCCGCATGGCCTTCTGGTCGGCCTCCTTGATCTGGCCCAGTGCCGTGATCTCGGCGGACGCATCCTGCCACGCCTTGTACAGTGCCTGTCGCTGGTCGTCGGGCAGGTTCCACCCGTTGTTCAGGGCGTTGCGGGCCGCGATCTCCTCGCGATCCCAGCGGCCGTCGCTCCAGGTATCGAGGAAGCCCGCGAAGCCCGCGTGCATATAACAGTAAAGCTCGATGTCGCCGAGGTTCTTGCGGTACTCCCAGAACCTCTCCTCCCACGCCTTGATGACCTTGAGCAGGCCGCTGGGCTTCTGGTTCCAATGTCCGTGGCCGATCGCGTTGTATATGTTGGGCGAGCCCTCGATGTCGAGGATGAGGGCCATGTACGGTGGCAGCTTGGCGCCGTAGGTGCTGGGCTTCTTGGCGAGCAGGCTGGCAGCGCGGGCCACCCGTGGAGACAGGGGGCTGGAGAAGTTGCCCTCGCGGGACCAGTCTACGTCGAACCGGTTGCCGGCCGGCTTCAGTGTCAGCAGATTGCCCCATTCGTCGCACCACATCGGCGCCCGGTTCTCAGTGCCGTCGTACACCATGAAGGACGGCGTCAGGCCCATCTGACGCATGTACTCGGTGGAGTCCGTCCACCTCACCCACTTGGCCTGGCCCTTGGCGTCATACTCCTCGTTGTTCTTCCCCGTGTAGTTGGGGTTGACCATGGGGATCGGCGTCGGGTTGGCGTCGAACATGACCCGCACCGTCTTGGACGTGGAGCGGCGGGTGATCTTCGTGACGGTGGGTGTGGCCGGAACGGAGGCGTCGCCCGGCTGGGTCGCCGGTGCGGTGGTCTGGCCTTCGGCGGTGCCCGTGAACAGCAGGGCCAACAGGAGTGCGAGAACGATCTTGAACTTCACGGTTCCCCCTTTGGGATTAGAGTGTGGGACGCTAAACGAGATTGTCGGTGTAATACTTCCCGCTGACCTCGACGGAGCAGGCCTTCTTGCCGCTGGTGAGTGCGGTGGGCCAGCTATTGCCACTCGTGCCGCCGAGCACCCAGACCACGCGGCCGTAGAGGTGCCCACGCTTGTCGAGCGGCGGGATGTTCCTGGCCTTCCAGTAGCTGAGGATGCCGGTGGCGGCATGGTCGTTGGGATCGCCGCTCACCACCTCGCTCGCCAGCAGCGGGCAGCTGCGTGGGTTCCAGATGTAGCTGGCGTTGACGGCGGCGGCCATGCGGTCGTACGTCTCGTCGGCCGTGCCGCGCTGGATGTCCCACGGGCGATTGGGGTCGAGCACCTGGTCAACGATCTTGTCGGGCGTGTCGTACTGCGGGTTGCTGGGGTCTGGCTCCAGCACGACGCCGTTGTTGTCGGTGTCGTAGCCGCGCGCGACGAACCGGATCAGGCCCTGCTCCAGCATGGCGTCGCCCTCGTTGACCACCTTCACGTCGGCGAAGGTGTAGCTCGGGTAGGCGGTGGTCGTGTCGGCCACCAGCACCGGCGCCCGGAACGTCAGGTTGCCCTGCTCGTCGTTGGTCACCCCGTCGCGGCTCAGTCGCTTGTAGGTGTGGTGGTAGTATTCGGCGACGATCCGGCGACCGTTGGGCAGATTGGCCAGGGAGCCGAAGTTGATGATGCCGTCGTCCTTCAGCCAGCTGATGCCGGTGGTGACGCGGCCATCGTCGAACGCCTGCTCCCACACCTTGGCGCGGGTGGCGTCGGTGAGGGTAGTGTCCCCCGCTGGGAGGACGTAGGCCGAGGGCTCCTTGAAGCCGACGTAGTCGTCCTGACTGGACATAAGCGTGGTGACGTGCCACACGTTGTCGTCGTAGTACGAGCAGTCAACGGTGACGGTGCCAGCGGGGTCGGTCTCGAACACGACCTCGCCGTCCTCGTAGTCGATGGTGACGCTGCGGTCGAGGTAGTCGTACACGAACCGCTTGGTCGTGGTGCCCGCCTCGCCGGCGGTGCCGCCCATGGACGGGTGCTTGTGTACCCACACCCAGCCGTTCTTGTCGTCGGCGTGCCAGTTCGTCCACACCTGGTCGTGCTCGGGGCTCGAACGCAGCTTGAAGCCGCTGGCGCCGACGCTGGCGTCGGTGTAGAGCATGATCAGCACCTGGGGCACGCCGCGAATCCACTCGCTCTTGAACCCGCCCTGGGCGTTGGAGCCCACGCGGAGTCCGGAGACGAGGTTGACGACGTCGGTGCCGCCGCCGGTGAAGGCGGCGATCATCTTCAGCTTGGACGAGTCGGCCAGCGTCCACTTTGTTCGGCCGGTGAGCGGGTCTGCGGTGGCCGACAGGGCGCCCGGCGTGGTGGCGTCGTACGCCACGAGGATGTCGCCACGGAAAGGGGCGGCGGCGTTGAACGGCGGACCGTAGGCGTTGGGGTCGAGGTCGAACCACTCGAAGTCCAGCTGGAAGTCGCCGTACGACTCGTTGTCGAGCACCCAGTACGTCAGGCTCGCCGAGTTGCTGGAGAGCATGGGCCCGTAGTTCTTGGTGCCGTCGTCCGTCCAGTCGGTGGTGATCGGTCGGTTCTGGTCGTCGTACAGCACCTCGTCGCCTTCCTCGTTCAGTGCGACGGCGTCGTAGTTGGCGTCGCTCACCTCGTTCATGAGGATGGCCGCAGCCTCGTCGAGCGTGCCGTCGGGCAGGGTGGGGTAGGTGTGGGTGGCGGGGTAGAAGATGTCGTCCCAGGCCCTGACCTTTTCCGTCGAGGTCGTCGGGTTCTTCGGGATCTCGACCACGTTGGCGCCGTTCACCTCGTGCAGTGCGTGGCGATAGGTGGCCGACTCGGGACGGAGCGGCTTTTGGGCGGCGACGTAAAGTCGCGTGTTCAGCCGGGTCGTCTTGGACAGGTTGACGACGTTGCCAGCGGCGTCCGTGAGCCGGACGTTGGCGGTGACGTTGGCGTCGGTGTCGAAGTCGTTGGCCGAGGGGTTTCCGGGGTTGGTGGTGAACTTAACCTTCTGGATGGCGGTGGCCGTCGCCCAGGTGATGTCCCGCTCGATGTTGGTCAGTGTCTCGCCCGGCGGCACCCACGACACCTCGACGTTACTGGTGTTGCGGACGCGGATGGTGACGGGGATCGGGCTGGTCTGGGCGATGTAGAGGGAGGCCACGCGGTCAACCGAGAACTGGCCATCGGCCGCTATCGCGATGCCCGTGTACGAGTCACTGCCGCTGGAGCCGACGATCTTCAGGCTGGTCTTCTGCGGGGGCGTCTTCTGGAGCCAGAGGCGGTGGCCGGAGACACCGTCGTAGGTCACCTCGGCCATGTCGCTGGAGTTGAAGAAGTTGTCGTAGAACTTGATGTACAGGGTCTTCTCGCCGTCGGGCTCTCCGGCGCCGAAGCTGATGCTGCTGCTCGCGGCCCACGCCGTGAAGCCAAGGCCGCTGCCGTCCGCGAGATCCGTGACGGACTGGCTCATGCGGTACTTTGTCGGGTTGGCCGGTGCCGCCGCCTCGTCGCTTCCCGCGAGGGTCAGCGTGAAGCCGGTGTAGGGGTTGGGCGTGCCGACGCCGCCGATGTAGTGGGGCACCTGCGAGGTGGCCACAGTGGGACGCTTGGCCTTCAGATTCACGGCGGCGGCGTTCTGTGCGGTGGCCGACACCTCGGCCGTTGTGCGGTCGGTCGCCTTGAGTCGCACGAGGAGTTCGCTCACGTAGTTGGCGAATGGCGAGGCGATGCCAGCGTCCAGCAGGGACTGGGGCACCTTGACCAGCAGCTTCAGGCCCGTGCCCACGGGGATGTTGGTGTGCTTGACGGTGGCGTTCTCGAACGGGTGGACGTGGGCGGTGGCCCACGCGGGGTGGGCGGTGGTGAGGCTGAACTCGGCGGTGACGTCGAAGTTGTGGCCGACGTTGCCGCCTGTCGCTGCAAGGTCGTACGTGACCTCGACCACGGGCTCGTTGACGTAGGTGCCGGTGCCCTGGACGACGCTGACGTTGGAGACAGTGATGGCCATCTTTCAATTCCCCTTAGCTGGTCTTGACCGTCAGCACTTCGTTGGCGACGCTGGTCGGCACGGGGGTGAGATCCCCGTTCACGTAGACGTTGAGCGGCATATATTGGTTGTTCCGCATCACCCACCGCTTGTTGTGGGCGGCGGTGAATAGCGTCTCGGTGTCGGCCTTGTAGCGGAGGTTCGACGAGCCCGAGACGGGGTCCAGCGTCATGCCGGTGACGTTGGAGATGAAGCTGGCGTAGGCGTAGTTGGCGCGGACGGGGGTGGCCGTGGAGTTGATCTCCTCGGGGAAGGTGACCATGCCGGTGCGGAAGTCCAGCTGGTAGGTGCCCCACTCCCTGAACTTGGGCATCTCGCCGGGGTTGGTGGGGACGCCGCCGACGTCTCCGGAGTCGCCGGGGTAGTCGTACAGGCCCACGAAAACGTCGGGCCACTGGTTGATGTGGCCACCGACCCAGTTGATGTGGGGGCCGACGAAGCTCTTGGCCTTGGTCTTGGTGGCGGCGTAGATGGCCTTCAGGCCGGTGGTGACGCCGGTGACGGTGATGTAGCCGACGCCGTCTGCGGGCAGCGTGCCGACTTCCCAGGCGCCGCCGTTCTTCTGGAGGAGCAGTCGGTTCCAGGCGGGGTTGGTGCCGCGATACAGCGTGTCGCCGACGAGGGCGAACGTGTTCTGTGTTCCCAGTGCGGCCTTCATGTAGACCTGACAGGTGGTGCCGGTGACGCCCGCGTCGAAGCGGATGCCGAACTCATCGACGAAGAAGTCGAAGTCCTTAACCAGTTCCGTGGCGCCGTCGAACACCTTCACTTGCAGGACACCGAAGGGCTCCCACAGAATGTCCGTGTTCCAGGTCTGGCCGGTGGCGATGTAGTACCCCGCGCGGCTGGGGTTGACCACGAGGGCGAAAGTCTGGCGGCCGCCCGCGAAGTTGAAGCACGGCATGTCCTGCTGGTCAACGGGGACGATGGGCGTGAGGGGCGTCTTGAGCTTGACGTCGGACAGGAGGGACAGCTTGGGGACGACGGGGATCAGTTCGTCGGAGGTGGCGAACTGGACGTCGGAGTCCGAGTCTTGGGTGTACCCCTCGGGCAGCTGGTAGATCTTGATCAGAGGTGCGGGCATGGCCGTGTCCTTATCCGTTAGAGCGGGGCGGGGTCGAGGTCGGGGTTCTCGTTCCGCTCACGCAAGTAAACCAGTACCTGGGGGACAGAAGCCATGATCCCCTTGCGGCCCTGCGAGACCTGATCCACCATGTCTAGGTGGAACACGAATGCCCCGCTGCGGTAGCCGCCCGTCCGCTCGGCGATCTTGACTGTTGCCCCGTCCGCCAGATTGTACGTTCGCTCGGTTTTGGCTTTGGCATAAACGGCCAGCTTGCCCGACAAGATTGTGTTAGGCATGCCGTACAGCGTCACTTTGCCGGTGGCCTTGCCCCGCAAGATCCCGCCTCCGGTGTCGGTCATGTCGGAGCCGTTGCCCCCAGAGAACAGGCCCAGCACGCTCGCGTCGTCCCAGCGACCGGCGCCCAGTTCGTCGCCCACCAGCCATCCCACGTTCTTGTTGCCGTCGTTGTCCCAGACGATCGGCTCGTGGTTGTAGGCCATCCACTTCAGGGCGATGGGGTTGTCGTCGTTGGTGGCGAGCTTCTCGCTATTGCCCATGCCCGGCAGGGCCACCGACGGCTCGCTCTCGACGCTGGCGGGGATGGCCTCGTCGTCGTCGCTGTGCCGCGCGATGAACTGCACGCACTCGCGGTCCAGCTGGTAGCTCGGCCCATTGGCGATCGCCTCGATCGCGACATCCACGGAGGCGCCGGTGCCCGTCCAGTATTCGACCACCAGCCGACTGGGGACGGTGTCGAGGTTGAACGTGGACTCGGGGTCGTTGTACAGGTTGGCGTTGAGTTCCCAGATCGACTTCCGCTGGCTGTCGCTCGGGTCGATGTACTGGGTGGGGAGCGTGACGGAGTTGTTGCGGTGGTCGAAGTGCCACTTGCCGCCGGTGACTTCGAGGTGCGTGGCCCCGCCCTCGGTGCTGGTGGCGACCGTCCACAGGAAGTTGCCGTCGATGTTCGCGACTCTCTCCAGGATCATCCCGAGCTTGTGGCCCGTCGAGGTCTCGACCTTCAGCACCTGGGTCGCCCAGGTGTTGAGCCGGAAGTAGTTGTTGCCGGCTCCGAACTGGATGTTCTGCACGAACGGGGGCGGCGTGATCGTGAGGTCGCCCTCGCGGTACGGCCAGCCGAATACGCGGAACTTGGAGCAGCGGCTGATGTGCGAAGTCCAGCTGATGCGGCACGACGTCTCTGTGGGCCCCACGGTGCCGGACAGGATGAGCTTGAACGTGGTCGGGTTCACCTCCACGGCCTCGACGATCGTGAGCGTGCGGGTGGAGTTGTCGGGCTTCTTCAGCGTGATCTGCCGGTGCGGGTAGTTCTCCACTGACTCGTTCAGTGAGGAGACCGTCACGGCGGACCCGGCGACGATGGGCGAGCAAGCCACGTAGCCCCCGCCCGCAGGCTCCTGCACCGCCACGACGGCGGGCGAGAGCACCTTGTACCTGACCTTTGCCGCTGGGGTCGCCAGGAAGTGGCAACCGTCGGCCTCCGAGGGATCTCGGAAGCTCGCACCCACCGCCTCGGCGCCCTTGAACTCGGTGGGCAGCGTGGGCGAGGTGACGGTCTGCCACGAGGTGCCGTCCCACTCGCGGTACCGCCACTCGTTAGTGCCCGAGAGGTAGTCCACCGAGAACAGCACCCTCCACACCTGGGCGGACGTGTTGTAATACTCGACGACGAAGCCGTGCTTGGCGTTGGGTTGCCAGCCGTCGGACGAGACGACGTTGGCGGCGATGGCGGTGACGAGCGGGTCGCTGGCGAAGGGCTCGTCGTAGGTCACGGTCGTGATGCCGTCGCCCGAGACGTAGTTCACCCCCGTCAGCTGGGTGCCGCAGTTGGCACACTTGTCGCTGCGCGTGGACGGGATGACGTTCACGCCCCAAGTCGTAGTCGCGTTTTCCAGCAGCGTGCCGACCGTCCACCCTCGCTGGGCGACGAAGCACTGTGCCACGTTGGAGCAGGTGGCGTTGGACGAGTCGATGTGCGGCGGGTTGTGCCGCCACGGCCGCCGCGTCAGTTCGATGGGCGTGGAGCGGAGATCCACCTCGAACCACTGGGGCTGATCCCTGTCGCTGGCCGCGCGCCAGTACCTGTTGGCGTCCTCCGAGGGCTGCGGCATCGCGGCCGTGTCGGCCTCCGTGAACGTCAGGTTCGCGCGGCACAAGGAGACGGGGTGGTACTTGTTCCGCTCTGGGTCGGCGTCGGGCAGGCCCTGCGTGTCCCACTCGGTGACGAGAGAGATCCTCGCGTCACGGTCGGCCTGCGTCTGGCCGATGGGGTTGCCTTCGGCGTCGGCGCCAATCACCTGGTCGCTGGGGCCGACCGGCGAGTGGTGCCACGGGTCGTTCAGCCACATCCCGAACGTCGGGTAGACGTAGCGGTAGTTCCAGAAGTATTGCGGGTCTTCCCACCCCGAGTGGAGGTGGTCAACGCTGTTGTCGAGGTTCGTGTCGGTGAGGGCGGGGATCTGGGTCGCCAGGTCGTCGAAGCCCCAGCCCAGCTTGCAGTCGTAGAAGCGGGTGACCCGGTCGTTGTACAGGTCCTTCAGCTTCTCGGTGACGTCGAGCACGCGGTACACGTCGCCCGCCTGCGACGAGCCGTTGCCGCCGGTCTCCGACGACTGGACGATGATCTGCGGGCCGTTGGCCCAGTCGGCGTCGGTGCTGGGTGCCTCGACCCCGATCCTCTTTCCGAACCGCCCCGCCGTGTCGTACTGACGGAAGTTGATCCAGCCGGGGATGGCCTGGTGCTCGTGGCTGTGGACGTTGTCGCGGAAGTCGGCGGCAAAGTAGTCGAACGTGTGCTGGTGGACGCCCACGGCGGCGCGGCCGACCGCGTGCCAGCGGGCCATGATCGCCTCGTACTGGGCGAAGGACAGGTCCTTCCAGATCTCGTGCTCCGTGTTCAGCTGCACGAGGTCTTCGCCCCAGTCCCATCCGCCGCTGTCAATGTAGGGTTGCTCGAAGTCCCAGCCGTAGCTCGTGTCGGCGAAGGACATGTCGAGGATCTGCTTGACGCGGTCGGTGTAGGTCGGCCCCTCGGGCTCGTCCAGCCAGGGCTTGTATTCTCCCTCGACGAGGGTCTCGAACGACGGGCCCTGCGGGACGAAGATCGGGCCCTCGGTGATGTCGGACTGCACCGCGACGCCCACCTCGTACTGAGGCTTCCAGTCGCCGTACGTCTCGACGTGCACCTTGCTGTTGCGGCCCCAGTACCCGCTGCTGGCGCCGAACCAGCCAGCGACGGTGCCGCCCGCCCCGAAGCCGCCCATGTCCGCCTCGTGCTGCGGGGGCTGCGTCCAGGCATGATAGTGCTGCCAGAAGCACCCCGCGTGCCCCTTGTACTCCTTCAGGCTCCACTCGGGCTGGCCGAGCACCAGCGGCGCCACGTCTCCGGTGTACAGGCCCTGGCACCCGATCGCGGCGGCGTGGGGCCCGTCCTCGGTCTTGTAGACCACGTAGGCCTTGAGCAGTTCCTTGTCCATCGGGATGCGGCCGTGGAGGAAGTACGCGCACACGCTCTTGATCACGTCGCCGGTGTAGGGGATGCCGTGCAACTCGGTCGCGTCGTCGAGGTGCAGGGGGTTGGTGCCGCCCTTGCGTTTGATCTGTCCGACCTTCTGGTTGATCCTCCACCAGGTGGAGCCCACGGGGTAGTAGGCCCGAGCCTTGGTGCCCAGGACGTCGTCGGTGTCCCACTCGACGTAGTAGTCCTTTCCGGTCGAGGTCGCCGCCATCACCTGTGGTGCGACCTGTCCCCACTTCTTCAGGGGCAGCTTGCGGCCGACGGTGGCGAACCGGTTGGTGTGGCCAGCCTGCTGGGCATCGGTGAAGTCGCCGCCAGCCGTGTAGCCCGGATCGTTCAGGCTGTACGCGAGCATGGGAACGACCTGGTTCCTCAACTTCTTCAGGTCGTTGACGGTGCACATCTTCAGCGAGCCGCCAGCCGTCTCCCCGTAGGGCCCGATCACCCGCTCGTCCACGGTGACCTTGTCGCCGGTGGCGGGGTCGAGTCCGTGGCCCAGGTCTGGGTCGAAGCCCGCCGCCGCCATCTGGAGTGCGAGGGCGTTGGCGGGCATCCCCGAGTTCGCACTCGTGGCCCAGTTGTACAGGCTCCCCTGCACGCAGTTCACCAGCCAGTCGCGGAGGGCCGACTCGAACTGCCGGCGACCCGGCTCGGTGTCCGGATAGCTGGCCCGCAGCGGGCGTGCCGGATCGTCCTCGACGATCTGCTCCTCCAGCAACTCGGCGGCGGGGCCCTCGATCGCCACGACGGGCACCCCGATCAGAACCATGCGGCCGGTGCCGTCGTCACGCTTGACGCTCAGGATGTCTCCGGCGGCGACGAGGATGGACTCGTCGGTGACGGGCTCCTCCCTGCCGGTGGCAGGACGCTGGATCGTGAACTTGTCCGTGGCCTCCATGGCGAAGACGGGGGCGATCCTCGCCCTGATTGCGGTGACCGCCTCACCCGCCGAGGCCCACGGGGAGAGCAGCTGTCTGCTCAGGCCATTGTTGTAGAACCGGAACAGCGAGTCGGGCAGGCGACCCATGGTGTTCGCGGCCGGGGTCAGGTGGTCCATCAGGTAGCCGCCGCCCGCCTTGTTGTAGGAACCCAGCTTCTGGTTGATGGTGTCCTTGTGCGTGCGATTCACGCTCGTCGGGTTCTTCCAGAAGAAGCCGTCGCGACGCACCGTGGAGCCGGGCGGCGCCCACACGTTCACCTCGCCGCGAGCCCGCGTGTCGAGGAGGTGGGTGTACGCCCCCTTGTTGACGAGGTATCCGCCGCACCGCCTCGGGCAACCGCACGGGGTGCCGACTGGCGCGCCCTCTGGGAGCGGGGCGAGGCCAGCTACGTTGGTCTTGAAGTAGTTGACCTCCTCCTCGGAGTAGTCAATCTTGCAGACCGTGCACTCGAACCAGTTCCGCTCCAGCGGCAGATACTCCTTGGCCGCCCGAGGTGCTGCTACGCGAATCTTGCCGCCCTCTGGGTCGTCCGGATCTGGGGGCAGCATGGACTGCCACCGCGTCTCGCCGGGCCCCACCAACTCGTTGAACCAGTCGATCACGGCGGCGGTGTCGGTGGAGTAGGTGTGCCCAACCGCAGCCCAGTCGCTCTGCTTGCCACTGCCCGGATTCTCGGGGTCGAGGTAGTTGATGCTGGGCTCGCCGTCGATCGGGATGGCGCCGCCGTAGACCGAGGGCTTGTTGCGGATGCGTGCCGACACGGGGACAAGCGGCGGGGGCTGTGCACCAGGGTCGGGGATGGCGATGGGGTCTACGACGGCGTGGCCATCGCGATCCGTCCAGTAGCCCATCCGGCTCTGGCTCCTGATACCCGCCCTGTTCCAGGTGACGCCGCCGAACTGGTTGGAGTTGGCGCCAACGCGGCCCTCGTTGTCCACGATGCCGCCGAAGTTGCACATGATCTGGTTGCCGCGTTTGGTCAGGTCGCGGTACTCGGGATTGCGGCCCCCAGCGAACGGCTTGGGGTTGGTGGCGTGGATCACGTTGCCCACCGGCTTGACGTAGTCGTCCAGCAGTTCCACCAGCCACGGCACCTGGTCGGCGTTGCCGTAGATCTGGGCGAGTTGGGTGCGATCCGCCGTCTCGGTGATCTTCGCGTAGCACACCTGGTTGTCGTCGTCGAACTGGACGATGTGTGCGGCCACCTTGGATGTGCGGTGCTTGACGTCCCACGACGGGCGGTCGTAGAAGAAGAACACCCGCCAGTCCACGTTCGAGTCGTCCTTCGCCACGGGCCCCCAGTGACCGATCACGGGCGGGTTGGTTCCGTCGGCGAGGGCGACCGCCACGCACATCGCCGTGGAGTTGGCGAGGAACTGTGCCTGGCTCCAGAACTTGACCTTGCCGTCGAACAGGAAGGCTTCGACCAAGTGTCCGGAGAAGGCGGCGATCCCGCCCGCGCGGAACGGCAGGAGGATCTCGTCGCGGAGGACGCGGTAGTTCGCGTCGTACTCGACGGCCCTGCGGTCAAGGTTCGTGTACGGGCAGCGGTGGTTGCCGTAGTGGCACTGGGAGTCCGAGCCGTTGACGGCGGGGTAGCCCGGCAACCGCAGTGCGTGGGTCGTGAAGTTGATGCCGGAGTATTGGCCGCGACGCCAGCCGGGAGCGACGTGTCTGGTCTTGATGATCTCCGTGCAGCGGTCGGCCCTGAAGCAGTGCTGCACGGCGTGCATGGCCCGGTAGTTGATCTGGTTGACCATGCCGAAGAACGTGGTGTCCACGTTCGCGACCGGCGAGTTCTCGTACCAGTCCACGGCGTGCCAGCCGGTGCCCTTCTTGACCTGGAGGTCGGTCTCGGGGTCGCGGGCGCGGGGCCTGCCGTCCGCCGTGTCGTAGAACGTCTGCTTGCCGGTGATCGGCACCGTCTCGGGCTCGAAGGTGACGTCCACCGTGAACGTGTCTTCCTTGGGCAGGCCCGCGCGGTACGGGTCGGGCGTCTGGATGGCGGCGCCCATGGCACCGGCCATCACTGCGGGGACGCCGCCTCCAACGACGCCGATGCTGGTCGATGCGTCGAGAAAGGTTACGCCGGCCGCAGTCTCGTACGGCGACTTCTTGTAGCCGGGCGCGAGGCCCCGCTGCATGTTCGCCCACTCGGCGCCGTTGGTGGCGATGGACTCGAACGTCGCGACCACGCGGGAGCCCTGGGGCGTGTAGAAGGGGCAGGGCTGGATGTCCTGCCCAGTGGCGGCATCGCGGTAGGCCTGCTTCTTGTCGGCGGCGACTTCGTCGTAAAACGCGCACAGGGACTTGTGCGGGATCGGCCGCTCCTTGTTGAAGGCGCGGACACGGGTGTGCGTGATGGCGACTCCGGCGGGGGCAGTGCGGGTGATCGTGACGCCGGTGATCGAATTCTGACCGAGCACCATCGACACGGTGCGGTTCACGGACGCAGGCTTGTGCCACGGGCCCGAGGCGGACTCGCCGAACCGAACCTCGACCTCCTCCTCCGTACTGGCGGCGGGCGAGTCGAGGGTCACCTGGTAGGAGGCGGCATTGTCGTCGAACCCAGGCACCGTCTTGGTCTGCTTGGGGCCGAACACCCCCGTGGGGTACTTCGCCGCGTAGTCGCACTGGCAGCTGCCGCCGTTACCCTTCCAGAAGGCACAGCCACGGTGCACGAGATCGCCAGTCGCGTACCGCTGTTCGAGCCAGCGGTAGTCGGGCTCCATCGTGCGGATCGGCGGGCGGACGGGGATGCCGACGACGGGGGTGGTGTCACCGATGTCGTCGGGAACCGGGTACGTGAAGACCGAGTTGTATTCGCCGTCCTGCCCCGTGAGCGACACCTGCATCAGGCCGATCCGGCCCTGCCAAGTCCAGGTGCCGCCGGTAATGTCGTGGTAGAAGATGGCGCCCTGGCCACCGACCTGCGGGGCGTTGTCGAAGATCGGCGAGCCCTTGATCAGGCTGATGTGGGGGACGATGCGGCCGGTGAACAGTTCCTGTGCCCGGTACCAG